CGCCCACTCGTAGAGGGCTATGACAGAGCCAACTCAACACTGAAAGTCCCACACAACCTTCCAGTCATGTGGGACGTAAAGAGGGGGCGACGGAATCATCCGCCGCCCCCCTTGAATGTGACGTATATCGTAACGTCAGACGGCGCTGGGCATGCGCACGTCTACTGAGAGAATCGACCGACTTACCCCACTCTCAGTAGCGTATTATTCAGTGCGGGTCTACTCTCCGTCCAACCCGTGCGCAGCCTTTGATATGGCTGTCGCATAGGCGATTGGGATTCATACTTGCAGTTCTGTCCGTAGACGGAATAGGCATTGCCGCCATCGACGCATACCTCACGACAACTTGTAGCCTGTGGACTTTCGTCCACATCACAAGTCACGCTTGATTTACGCCGGTACGTGCGCCACATCCCTGTTTCAACTTAGTAGCATCGCATGTCGTTACCATGTGGACTTTCGTCCGCACGGTCAATACTAAGTTTACCCTAGGCTCTATTCGCACATGTTTATGAGAGTAACTAACTCTCGGCGTGTTCGACACCTAGGCTGCTCGGGCTTCGCTATACCCCGGCTCATACCCCCCTGCGTAAGGACTTTCGTACTTACCGTAAGGTTGACTTTCCGGGAGCGGTTCCAACTCGCACCTATCTAGTTTGCTATCTATTCGCCTGGTTTGCCCAGGCGGTCATTCAAGGATCAGCCCCCACTAGAGGAAGCCTCCGACACGAGCGTTTCACGCACTCGCATCATATGGTATATAAGCATCCCATTTGCGTTATCCGATTCCTCGGACGGGTTGCTGCAATCACTTGCGTGATCGACGCGACATACCATATTGAATTTCAGTAAAGACTCCCGCAGGCTTGCGCCACCTTAAGAGAATCGGGTAATTACCCGAAAGCGGTTCCCTAGCCGACGCCGCTCATTCGCTCGTGATCGGTCCCAGCCATCCGGTCTTTCACGGAGTAGGGAGTCTCTGCGAGACCGAACTGGTCTCTCGACTACTTTACAGTATATGTTCTCACTTCACGAGGAAGGGAACCCCTCCCCCCTAGGGGGGGGAGGGTATCCGTTCACCGTAACGCGTTCACGCGCCGCTATATCCCGCGCGCTTAGACGCGTCCGACTTGGACTCGCTCGTGAGCCAATACGAAACGAGGTCGCTGATCGTCCAATTTCCACCGTAACCATCAGCGCGCATCGGCATATTGTGCGCAGACTTGGGGAGGGAGACGAGCAGATCGGTAGCGTCCGCCATGAAGGCTTCGGCGGCGGAGTGCTTCGCGTTCGCCGCGAGCAGATCGGCGGAGCCGATCGCTCCGCGAATGGCGCGCGCGCGCGCCTTCCGCAGATCGTAGGCGGTCTGCTCGGGGAGCGCACGATCGGCTCGGCGGGAGAGAAGCGTAGCCTCGAGATCGCGGGCGAACTTCTCGGGCGACTTCTTCGCAGTCACGGCGTTCCAAGTCGCGGTCTTGACGGTCGAAGCGATCGCAGGGATGAGACGGAGAGACACGGACACGGAAGCGATGGTGGTGGCACCTGGGAGCATGAGAGATTCCTCGCCCTGATAGGGCGCTTGACTTGAATGCGAAGATCGGATCCGAACCGCGTTGGTTAGAATGTCCGTCTTCTACTAATAGGGACCGGAAGGATCGCCGGCGGCGCCGGTGGTCCACGCGTTTTCACAAGCAAAAACCAGTTATAAGCACTTTCTTTTTACAAAAACACCCCGCAAAAACGGGGCGCCTTGGTAAGCCAAATAAGGACTATTATATCACTTATCATATATCTGATAAATCATCAATAATTTCCCCTATTTTCTTAACATCCCCTTTGTAAAACACTAATACATTTTGATGTATTTTGGTAACTTTTTTATTTTTCATACTATTGCTAGCGCGCAACGCTGCTGTTCCAATAGAATTCTTAAGTATAATTTCATTATATAATTTCAATCCAGCCTCAAAAAATATCCTAATATTATCATATATAAATCCATGATAAGCACCATATTTATTTCTAACATCACCAACTATCACAATAAAAAACGCCTCGTTCTTTAATAAACTAATAGACTCTTTTATTATTTTAGAATAATTTAAAATGAATTCTTCGTAACTCGCAAAGGAACTCAAATCCTCTTTCGAATAGACTTCCAAGTTATAGTAAGGTGGACATGTCAAACACATATCAAAAGACTCCCCCTTTAACACACTACCAATCTCAATAGAATCCCCAATATTATAAACAACCCTTTCAGACAAGCCCAATTTCTCAATAATGGCTTTATTAACACTCACTTGATCTTCCCTTATGTCGACCCCAACGTAATTCCTTCCTAAAAGCCCGCATACAGCACCTCGCACATGACTACCCGCAAAAGGATCTAATATAATACTGTCTTTAACAGAAAACCATTTTAAAAGAACTTCACATAAAACAGGATCGAAAACACTTGTTCCGGCATTTATTTGAGATAAAATTTTCACTTCATTTTCTCCTACACTAGTCCTTCCAAAAGCGCCATCTCTAGTCTCAGTCGCTCCTCCTATAGTATTAAACCATTCTCTTTTTCTAATTAACCAATCCATCGAAGAGGAGTCCAAGATGCTAAACGGCGGAAAAATAAACTTGTCTTTAAGCCCGCCTGCAGATAGACTTTTTAGCTTATTATAAGCTTGACTTATGCTTATAATTCCATTTCTTAACTGCTGCTTTAAATCATGACTTCCATTTTTATCTATATAAAAAGCTTTATGTAAAGTGTCATGGGAATATCCTGTTTTTTCTGCTAATAGAAGTAAAGTGTTGTGTTTTTTATCTTTTTTCGTAGTCTTCTTAGAAGACCCCTCCTTGTTTAGCTCCGCTTTCAGTTTTACATAAATTTCTATTTTCTCGTAGGGCTGGAGATTTCTTCTTATTATCTGATTTTCAATTATAAAAGACAGAACGTCATATTTATCTTTAAAACTATAATAAACGTACTTAGGCTCTATCTGTAATTCTTCACATATATCATATCGGTTATGCCCATCGATAAGCACATCTTCTTCCAGCCAAACTATTAGTGGATCCCTGAGTCCATAGGTTTTTATGTTTTGTTTAAGAGCTTCCTTTTGTTCCTTTGGAAGGGGACTTATTAAATTTCTAAACTCCTCAATTATTTTTAGCTGCATTTTTTTTAAACACCCTATTCTTATTTTGTTCCGAGGAGGTGGCATATCTCAAATTCTCTATTTTATTATCATCCCTCACTCTATTAATATGATCGACAGTCATATTCGTTGGACACGGCCCTATAAACACTTCGGCCACCAATCTATGAACGAACTTTTTCCCATTTTTCCCCCTATGAGCAAGAACGACAAAGCAGTACCCATCCTCATCTTGATGTATCTTTACCATTCCACCCGCCTTATTGTATAGTCGCCCCCTATTAAAAATCATCCTGTTCTTTTGCTTTACAAGCCCTGTATTGCTTACTTCATAGGAAGGGTTCGATGGTAATTCTAGCCATGTGATCATTCTAATTTATACACCCTATAAAATCCATATTCGTGTATTTATTTATAATAAGGGTTTTATGAATAAAAAAACAATATTGGATCGACTGGCGTTTGCCTTGGGTGTAACGTTAAACCAGATCGATAAACTTCCGGTTAAGCCTGCAGGGGTTGATATAACTGATGTGAACGACGTTGTCGTTACTGATGATACGACTTGCCAGCCTTTTTCTGAATATTTAAGAGTGATGAGACCTCCATTTGAACACGATGCTGATTGTAATTCTACAGATTTTTTAAAAGACATCAAGGGTTTTCCTTGCATTAGCATTACTCTGGTTGAATCCCGAGAATTGGGTCCTATCGTTGAATTCCTTGGGAAAGAGGAAATGACACTTGAATATTTCAGACACGACGGACCTTTTGTTCAAGGGGTTTTAGAAGGCATTTGCTCGTACGTTACAAACGGAATAAAGAGTGGATGTTTGACTCCAAATCCTAAATTAATGAATCAGTATAGAGATAGCATCAAGAACTTCGATACAAGAACAGACCCGATGAATCCATCTTTTAAAGCGCCAGACCGATCCAAGCCATTTCCTGTTTTGTGGGGACTCTTTGATCAATTTGACAACACCCCGGAAGTAGGGAAATGCCGGGGGTGTCTGTGGGATAATATTCATGGGCTTGGGAATATTCTTGATAATCTTGGAAAACTTTCTAGAGGTATGGGTTATCAAGATGATCTGAAAGGCACGATATTTGAAAAACTAGACGGCCCTCCCAACGAAAAGCTTTTTCGTAAAATATGGGAAGAAATCATTGCTTGCACTATGGATGCTATTGAGCCTGCCGGATCTGTGTGATAAATTTTAAGTGTCTGGGTAATTAACTATGGCTTATACGAATAAAAAAACAATATTGGACCGATTGTCATTTGCCTTGGGTGTATCGAAAACTCAGATTGATGACGTTGTTGTTAAGCCTGCTGTTAAGCCTGCAGTGGTTCAGAACACCGAGATACAAGATGACGTCACTTATGATCTGACTTGCCGACCTTTTTCTGAGTATTTAAATAAGCTTAGTCCTCCTAGTCGTTCTGATGACCCTCTTTGTAATGATAGAGGGTTTTTGGGAAATCTTAACGATTGGCCTTGCGTGTGCTTTTCGGAGAAACGTATGTTTCCTAATCTTCCAGGAGATGATCAAATGGAGATTACAATCACATGCGTTGATTCCTTATCGGAAAATGCTGCGAAATTTTTCAAAAACGAAGGAGCTTTTGTTAGAGGGGTTTTTAAACGTGTTTGCGAGTACGTTAAAAGCGGGATAACGAGTGGTTGCCTGTCTCCAAACCCTCTATTAATGACAGAATATAAGGATAAAATCAGGCACTTCGAAGGATCTGATAATCCATGGTTTGGAGTTAACGAAATGCGTGTTTTTGACGGACTCTTCGATAAGACCCACGAAGAAGATGATAGTAGCTGCCAAATTTGTCTTAAAAACAGCCTTTATATGCTAAATCATGTTCTTAGAGAGTTCAAATTCTTTTTCTTAATAGCGAAACCAGATCTTGCCGGCACAATCTTTGACGAAGGTGCCTATGATAAGTTTTGGCGTGATTTATGGCGAGATATAATTGCTTGTGTTATGAACGCCGTTGAAGCTGGCGGAGCGCAGGCGTAAATTTTAAGTGTATGGACAAATATCATGAAACGAAGTATATCAAATTTAAACAAACAAATAGCGGGACGGGGACTCTTTAAAAGAGCCATATCTGCCTTCGAAGATATAGCCGATCCAAACCAACAGCAGATGGAGTTTGATCCTAATGCTATCGAAAACGACGCCACGAATATTCCTTCTGACTCTGCTCCAGAAACTGATCCTCTGGTAGGAGGAGGGGGATCCGAGGGCGAATTTCTAACGGGTTTACTTGAATCTCATGTTAGTTTGCATCTTCTTCATTGGAATGCTACTTCATTTTCTCAACATGAGGCTCTTGGAGAAGCTTATGGCCAGCTTGATGGTCTTATAGATAACTTTGTAGAGACTTATATTGGGGCAAAAAGCAGAGATCTTCTTAAGACTGTGTCGAACCTTTCCGTCTCCGCAGACGGTGATCCTACAACAGTTCTCGATAAACTTGAGGACATATTCAAAAATCAAATTCAAGGCGATCTAGGAGATCAAGAAACAGCTCTTCTTAACATAAGAGACGAAATGCTTGGTCTTGTTCAGCATACCAGATATCTTTTAACACTAAAATAATAATCATGAAAAATCTAAATAAAGTACTAAGTAAACTACAACTCGCTATGGGCATGGCCCCTCCAAACGATAATAGTATTCAACAAACACCGGGGGTTGACACCGAAGTTGTTCCCAGTGACGTTCCTTGGAGTATTGATCGAGACACCACTGCTATCTGCTGTGGATTTTCAGAGGGGGATATAATTAGAGCAACCGTTTGCGGAGAAGCCGCAGGCTGTTCCGATCTTGATAGACAGGCGGTTTGGGCTGTAATATTGAACAGAACCGAAGAAACTCCTGCCGGATCCTCACCATCTACAATCGACAGAGGGGTATGTAGTATTAGCGGACCCGCAGCACAGGCTATTCGTAAGATGCAGTTTAGTTGTTGGAATGCTGAAAATGGTGTAGACCCCTTTTCAAGTTGCGCAGCCCTTACTGCTCGGCTAAATCGCTTAAATGGTCTTTGTGGAAATAGACCAATAGCAGCAGGTAGTTTCACAGGTATATCTCGAGACGAAACTCTTAAGGCTTTGGGTTTTCCTCAAAGCGAGAGACGCAAAGTCAAACATTATATGACGCCGGACGCCTTTAAGAAGTGGAAATACATCTGTCAAAATGCTAAAGATGTGTTTATTAAAACATTAGAATCTAATCCAAATTTCACAGGCATTTTTTCAGTCAAATGCGGAACAAAGACTCACTACATAGCAGTTACCAAATGTCACGTTTTTATAAGCGGTGTTGCATAAAAAGCAAGCTGATCGGCCTACTGAAAGATCAAGCGATAGGAATAAGACTTGACAATGCTGTAATGCCCCCTAGAGATAATTCAGATGATTTCTCAGTGAACATAGTAGATATATTTGAGGGTGCGAAAGAAGATGTGCGAAATCTATTTAATGATTTCATAGAAATGCCGACAGTAGAGATAGATGTTCGGGACAAAACGTTTACCTACATCAACGTAAGAATGCTGCGGCATATAATGGATAATGGTAGGTTGGGTTTTATTTTGAATAAGATGAGCGAAAAAGGGTGGGGTTTGGAGGCTCGTTATTTAGTTGCGAAGATTTCAGATTATACGGGCCGATACAGCAGTAAGAATTGGGATGATCTTCAGTCTATAATGTAAAGAATATATAAACATGAATAAATTTAAAAACATACTTGAAAAACTGGGTCTTGCAATGAAGGCTTACGCTGCGGAGGATCCTCCACCGAGTCCTGACACAAGGCCTGGATCCATCCCAAAACCGTCACGAAGACCAACTGCTCCAACCCAGCCGGCAGGTCAGCCCGCTCCACCTCCGCCACCCCCGCCTGCAAGTGTAATGGGGTGCGACGGACAACCGATTAATCGTTCTGTTTGGCCTAAGATTAGTATATTTTCTCCTACAGGAGACGCGGGATATGATTCAGCAGCCAAATGTTCATCCATAAATAGATACTATACAGCACTGAAGGGTCACTTGAGCGCCTGTAAAGGTCAGTGTTTATCTTCCGACGATCCAGGATACAATTTTGAAAATTGTTTAAACGCACGCTTAGATAATTATATTAGTCAGGGATCTGCGGGAGGATCGATCCTACATAAATCGGAAGGAGTTGGTCCTCCCGAGCAACTACAGCCAGCCAGGATAGATCAAACATTACAAAGAAATTGTATTATTAATAAAGTAAGATGCAATTGTGAATTTAACGAAAGAAGATTGGCTTTCTTATTAGAACAGTCAAGATTGGCCGAGCTTTATGCTGCAGGATGCAAACCTTTTCAAATAGCATCATCTAATAACTCAATAGAGGCTAATAAAGCAGAAGAGGCAAGAAAGAAGAGGTTTAAAAGCGCTTGCGCAGAATTAACAAAAGATTATCCGTCATCAAATAAATGTCATAAGGGAGCTACCGGAAAACACACTTATGGCAAAGCGTGTGAATACATATGCACTAAATGTGGCGAAACTGGGGCTGTAGTACCCTAATAATAGTAAACCAAACGAGACAAGAAAAATTCCCGGTCTGAAATAGCGCCGGGAATTTTGTTTTATAATAACGGGGTTTATTTAGTCGGCAACAACAGCTATTCTGCCTTTGAGCTGCACTCGTCCTCGCCCAGAAAGCTTTATCAGTCCAAGTCTTCTTCGCATCTCTCTGACAGATTTTAAGCTCTTTTTAAGATGAACGGATATGTCTAAGTCTTTCATAGACGCAGCGTTAGTAATTAAGAAGTGTTTTTCGATTTCGCTCCAGCGCTTTTTTGGTGTGCTCATATATAACTCCGCAAAAATATACACATCTATCTATAATGAATCGTGGGAAAAATTATAGATCCAATTAAAACTTTTTTAAAAAAAATAAATAAAAAAGGCAAGGAAAAAATATCTTATGATGAGGTAATTAACATCATTGAGATGATAGCTCGTACTCACAGGGCTAAAAAATTTGGATTTATGACCGAAGAGGATATAGAGTCTCAGGTTAGACTTATATGCATTCAGCAATTAAAATTTTTCGATTTGAGCAAAGAGGCGGATATTACCCATCATAAATCGTTGGAAAGATGGCTTAACAAAATTGTCAAGAATCGACTGAAGAATTTTTACAGAGATCATTGTCTATCCGTAAATGAAAAACATTCTTCAGCAAGACAAAGTCTTAGCAGATCCGCTTCTTCTTTGCCTGATAAAAACCAATCTTTTGACTCTAACTCGGTTCAAAAATCAACCGTTTACGAAGATGTTGAGTACGAAGAATTGAAAATTTTCATCATTAAAAATCTTGATGAGTCATATGTGGAAATTTATAATGCCTGCATAAATGATGAGGCTGTGACTCCGTATTATAAAAATAAACTTTTGACCAAAATAAGCGAAATAATGAAGGAGTGGAATCGTGAATAAGAAGCTTTCAGTCACTGATATAAAATTTATAAAAGATAATTTAGATAATTTGTCACAGGCAGAAATGGGTAGAAGACTTGACTGTTCGTCAAAAACCATTGAAAGGTATAAAAAGAAATTACTTAGCGGTGGTATTATAGAAGAAGGGGGTAGGGTAGAATCAAAAGAGGAAAGAGATTATGCGTTTTGGTCAAAAGATCTACTCAATTCCGCACGAGGGCGTAGAATAAAAGGCATTCTTACCAAAGATGAGTGGGAGTCTTTTTGTGAGGATTGGTCTGGATATCATGTCCAGCTTGAGGATCTTAATCATACTGAAGCTAATAACATCGAGCAAATAATAATGCTCAAGCTTAGAATAGATAAAAATCAATCAGACTACTCCAAGTGCGTGAATCTTAGAGACGTTCTAATGAAGGAAAACAACATTAGAGATATAAAAGACTTGGACCTTACAAATCCAAAAGAAGCTTCTATATACGAAAAGATTTTTGCCGCGAGTCTTAGGTTGACGGATCTAAATAAAGAGTACAAAGACCTGCTTGAAAAAAGCACTAAAATAAGTGAAAGCCTTAACATAACCAGAAAACAAAGAGAAGAAAAGGGTAAAATAGGAGCTGATACATTCTTCGCCCTATGTAAAAAATTCGACTCTAAGAAAACAAAAGGTCAAGAAGGAAGAATGGCGGAGCTTATGAGAATATCTATGAATAAAAAGACGGATGATCTTAGAAACGGCGTTTCTTTTATGGATGGAGAAATCGCTCCGCAGCTGCTCGATTCGGATACTATTAGGATGATGGAACAAACAAATGAATAAAAGTGCGATAATTACCGGGTGTCACGGTCAGGATGGTTCATATCTAGCAGAATATCTCTTAGAGATAGGATATAAAGTTTATGGGGTTTCAAGAAGAGCATCTTCGAGATCTAATGATTATCTAGATAGGGCTTTATCCAATACCAACTTCACTCTTATTAATTTAGACATAACTGATCCATCAGGTGTCGCAGAAATAATATCTGAGATAAAACCTAATGAATATTATAATTTAGCAGCAATGTCTCATGTGGGTCAAAGCTTCAAGGAGCCTATAAGCACACTGAAGGTAGATGGCGAGGCGGTTATCATCGCTTTAGACGCTATTTTAAAATACAGCCCGTTAACAAGATTCTATCAAGCTTCTACGTCAGAGTTGTTTGGAAATTCCCCTGGTCCACAAAATGAAAATACTGAATTCTCTATCAAAAGTCCTTATGCCGCCGCTAAGCTTTATGCTCATAAAATTGTGGGACTTTACAGGGAGGCTTATGGGTTACATTCGAGCTGTGGGATTTTATTTAATCATGAAAGCCCGAGACGAGGATCAGACTTTGTAACAAGAAAAATAACAAGGGGTGTTGTAAATTACATGATAACTGGAGAAAGATTCAGTATAGGAAATATTAATGCCCAAAGAGATTGGGGTCATGCAAAGGAATATGTTCAGGTAATGCATAAAATGCTACAACAGGATTCTGCTGACGATTATGTAATAGGAACTGGAACCACCGCATCAATTGAAGATGCTATTAATTATGTATGTGAGATAGCTGGAATAAAAGACAAGCCTTATTATCAAGATCCAAAACTGATTAGACCGGCAGAAGTGAACAGGCTGATATCAGATCCAAGAAAGGCAGAGGAAAAGCTTGGATGGAAGGCCAAGATAACATGGAAAGAGCTTTTGGCAGAGATGTTCTTTAACGACCTAGAATCAGCTGATAAAAGTAGTGTATTTAGTATGAGTGAGACAAAGTAAACATAGAAATCCTCGTGATAATGAGATGTATAAAGCGTTCAGAAGATTTGTTTTAAAAAGAGATAGTTATACGTGTCAATATCCAAACTGTAAAGTCAGAAGTAGTCTAGAGGTTCATCATATTAAAAAGTATGCGAACCATCATAGACTAAGGACTGAAGTGTTCAATGGCGTCACATTATGTAAAAAACACCACTGCTTGGTAACAGGAAAAGAAGAGCAGTATGAGTCTTTGTTTTTTAGAACGGTTATAGCAAATGCAAACCAACCAGAATGTGAGAAATTGAATGCCCCGAAAAGGATACACAGACGCAAGAAGACAGGCTCAAAAAACATTAAAAGAAACAATATACGCCAACGTAATCGTTGATACTAGAGAGAAAAAGCCGTGGAATTTTTCGGATGGTCTTCCAAGTTTTTTTGCGGTTAGGGAAATAAAAAACATAGCTCTTCCATGCGGAGACTACTCTCTTGAGGGACATGACGGAAAAGACGGAATCATAATAGAAAGAAAGAATAGTATAGAGGAAGTCATAGGAAACTTTGGAAAAAACTGGGATAGATTCCAAAAAGAACTGGACAAGCTCGCTGAATATAAAAGACCCTACATATTGGTAGAGGATGACTTAAGGGATTCATTTGCGAAGTATGAAATAAGAGATCCCAAAAAAGGAAAGTATTTCACTCTTTCCCCAGACTTTATTCTTAAAAGAGTTTGCGAGATAGATCATAAGTGGAATATAAAGACTCTATTTCTATCAAATAAATATTTTGCGAAAAAGTATATGTGCAACCTATTTAAACAACTGATAGAAGAAACTCAAACTAAATGACACAAGTAAACACTTCCTGGTCGGAAGACAGAATAAAATCGTATTTAGACAACGCCTATCTAGAGATAGGCGATACTTTTGATGTAAAAACAAATAATCCATTTGATTTAGATATTAAAAAAGACAATGTGGCTGAAGATTTAGTCAAAGTGTTTAAAAACATTGATTACATGCCATTTACCGTTAAGACTTTATTAGGCATGAATTTGTTCCCTTATCAGATGGCTATATTAAAAATTCTTTGGCTTAAAAGACTTCCAATGCTTATAGCTACGAGAGGTGGTTCTAAAACCACCATGTTGGGATGTTATGCAATAACTAAGGCTTTACTTGACCAAGGAAGTAAAATAGTCATAGCAGGAGCCGGATTGCGTCAGTCTGGATTAGTGTTTGAGTCAATGGAAAATATATGGAAAAACGCTCCAATTCTTCAGGATATCTGCGGAGCGAATAACGGACCAAAAAGAGGAATTCTTGGATTCCACTGGGATATTGGCGACAGCAGGATCATGGGTATTCCAATCGGAACAGGCGAAAAGATTAGAGGTCTTAGGGCTAACACAATTATCGTTGACGAATTCGGATCTGTCAATCCTGATATATTTGAAACGGTTATTCGAGGATTCGCCTCCGTTCAAAGCAACAACACCTTTGAAAAAGTAAAACAGCAATATCAAATAGAAGCGCTAAAGGCCATAGGAATGAATAATGACTCTATAGAAGGATTTATAGGGGACAGCAAGGCAGAGGGAAATCAAATTATATTAGCTGGAACTGCTACATATCAATTTAATCATTTTTATAAATACTATCAGGATTATTGCAATTTGGTATACGAACAATCAAAAAACAAGACTAGTTGCGAGTATGCTATTATAAGACTGCCTTGGGAGTATCTGCCGAATGGATTGATGGATAAGACGATTCTTGAGCAAGGTCGAGCAACAATGGATTCCGCAATTTTTAAAATGGAATACGGATGCGTCTTTGCTAAGGATTCGGATGGCTTTTTTCCCGCCTCTTCGATACATAAGGCTACTTGTCCGATCAAAACTCAGAGTGGAGAGTTGAAGTTTTACGCTGAAGAGTACGGTGAAAAAAACTATAGATATGTAATGGGTATAGACCCGGCGTCTGAAAGAGACAATTTTGCTATTTCAATCGTTAAAATAACAGATGAGTATAGAGCATTAGTTTTTTGTTGGAGTACTAATAGAAGAAAATTTGAAGCGCAAAAGAAAAAGAAGCCTCAGTCATTCGAGGGGGTGGAAGACTATAACACGTTTATTATTAGAAAAATACATGAAATCTGTGCAAGATTTAACATAGTAAGAATACATCTTGACTCCGGAGGAGGAGGGCGCTCCGTGGTAGAAGGATTAAAAGACTCATCAAAATTAAAAAATGACGAATATTGCATATTTGATATCAACGATGAGGAGGTTTCTGATAGAAAAGGGGCGCATTTAATCAAGGTAATAGAGTTCTCATCAAGAGATTGGTACGAGACTGCACATTTTAATCTTCTTAAGGATATAACCACTATGGCTCAATTATTTCCTGCTTATGATGCCATTGGCGTAGAACAGTCAAGAATGTTTTCTAATGAAGATGATATGGTTGATCTGTCTTTGGAAAACATCCAATACGAGATAGAAGAATGCAAATATCAAACAACCTTGATACAAGAACAAACCACAGCTAAAGGTAATAAAACTTGGGATCTCCCAAGAATAAAAGGTGTGGTTACAGAAGGTATAAAGCTAAGACTAAGAAAAGATCATTTTACAAGCTTGCTATTAGCGAATGACGCGGCCAGGGCTACAATCAATGTTGTCGAGGTTCCCCAAAAACACGTCTTTGGAGGATACTCCTCTAAGGAAGCGGCTAATCAAAGAAGCCCTAATGGCCAGATGTACCAAGGAAAAGGGCTTAAGAAAATGAAAAACGCTCAATCTATGAACAACAGATCTTCTATAGTTAGAAGAACAGATGGGCCAAACGGATCAATAGCGTATTGACTCTTAGTGTATTTAATTGGATTGCGATTGGATTAAAATGGATAATAAATTTTACACTTCTACAAATGCTGAGAAAAAAGCCGGTCTTGAAGAACATAACAAGGCTATGGCCGAAATAACCCCAGAGCAAATGGCTTTTGGAGGTTTTTACTCTAATGTCGAAGATGGAATATCTGTAAGGCCGCCGTTCAATAGAAAAACTTGGGAAAGATTCAGGCCGAACGAAAGAATACCAAGTAAAGACGAAGAGATAATGACCGCATGCAGAAATGCATATGAGAGCGTCGGCCTTATCCGTTCTGTAATAGATTTAATGACCGAAATCGCTGTTGAAGGATTGGAGATAGTGAGCGATAACAAAGGAATAGAAAATTTCTTTAAGCAGTGGTCCACAAAGGTTAATTTAAAAGAGCGAGCTGAAAGATTTGCCAATTACTTTGTAGTTGAAGGAAACGTTGTTGTTGGACGCAGATATGAGAGTATTGACGTTCCGACAGTAAGAAGAATGCGAAGAGATTCAGTTACCGCTGCCGTAAAATCTAAAATACCATTAGATTACGTTCTTTATGATCCGCAAACCGTAACCTTAATGGGCGGAGAAGCTGCCATATTTTCGGGAATTAAAAGATGGGCTATAAACATAAGCCCAACACACATAAGTCAATTTAAAGCCTTGGTTAAGAAAGAAGGAGATGCTGTTTTAAGCGGTCTCACTGATGAAGTCAAAAAAGCTATATTGACAGCAAAGAATGGGTCTAATATATCAATTCCTTTAGATGAGGACTCGGTATACGTAGCTCATTATAAGAAAAAAGATAGCGCTATATGGGCGAAGAGTTTTATATACAGCATTCTTCATGACGTGATATACAATGAAAAATTAAGACTCGCGAAAATCAGTGCTTTAGACAGCTGGTATAACTCAGTTCGTCTTTGGAGACTCGGAGATCACAAAGAGGAAATCTTACCAGATATCGGATCTATAGTAAGACTCTCCAACGTTTTAGAAAATCATAGCGGCGGAACGCTAGACATAATATGGGACTCAATGCTTCAGTATGATCAGTACTTTCCTCCGATTGAAAAACTTGAAAATTTTACGGAAAACTACGAGTCCATGCTTTTAGGCCTAGGAGTGCATAAAAGTTTAATTGGTGGTACAAGTGGATCTAGTGGGTCTAATGATTCTTTCATGGGTTTAAGAAATCTCATGAAGAGAATAGACGCTATAAGAAGAGCTATAACTGACTGGATTCAGACTGAAATAGATATTATATGCGAAGAGTTGTCTTTCAGCAACAAGCCAAAAATCAAATTTAGTGTTGATAATCTATTCGATCAACCAAGTTATTTTAAACTATTAACTGAGCTTAACGATAGAAATGTTATTTCCAATCAAACGGTGGTTGAGAAAATAGGAGAAATGTGGGATATCGAAAAAGCAAGAATTATTAATGAGAGTAAAGAAAGAGATGAAGGGTCTGTTTCGACTAAATACAGCCCATTCATACAAACCGAAGTTCCTAATAGTAATCATAAAAAGACAAAAGAACTTTTAAAGATGAAGGGACCTGCAGGAGTTAAGCCCTTTGGTAATACCGAAAACCCAGGAATGAAAGCCGGAAGACCTGGCGGATCAAAAGACACAGTAAAAAGAAAAGTGTCGAAAAGAATAAAAGCGAGCGAATTAGCTTTGGCTGAAGATTTTCAAACATCTATAGATTCAGCGGTAGAGTCATTTTATCTTAGCAAATTTGAGGTGTCAAATAAAAGACAACTAACGGGCAAGCAAAAAATAGAACTAGAAAAAGCTAAGAATAAAGTATTATCATGTTATTGTGGTGAAAGTATAACTACGGAAGAGGCTGTTAAGATATCTCAGTCAAAAATAGACTCTTCAGAGTTTGAAAATAAGTTAAATGAGGAGTTGTCTGAAATGAAAAATCCAACCATTTCGAACATAAGAATGATTAAGAATAGCATTCTATCAGAGAAGCAAAGTCGTTAAAAACATAGCCAAATATAAGAGTAGCACTAGCAATAAGGCAAGATGTGTATCATAAAAGGTGAAATATGAAAATATTTAAATTAGAAAAATCTATAGAGAGCTTAGTTCAAAATAACAAAGCTACGTGCGACGTTGATTACATACTAAGATCTAATGAGGACAACCGTCTAGAACTGGCTAAAGCATGCATTGGAAATGCCTGCGCTTTTTCAGCTATCAAAGAAGAAAACTTTAAGATTACTGACGACATAATGCCTATATCATCTATTTTAGTTACTGATATTTGGAATGCTAATAATGACGTTTTTACGGCTGAGGAAATAGTTAAAGCTGAAGAAACTCCGCATTTTAAACCAATTAATTGGATGCATAGAGGATCAGAAGATAGTGAAAATGAAAATATAGGAGTTATGGTAAAGGCGCAGTTGATAAGTGGCGATTTACCAAATATGGATTTTATTGACAATGAATATAGACAAGAGCTTTTGTCTTCAGAAAATAAAACTCTATCAGGAAAAGTTCACATAAAGCAAGATGGTATCATATGGTCTCAATATTTTCCAACTTATGCCTCAAAAATAAAAGCCGGAATAGATAAGGGTAATTTGTATGTATCTATGGAGTGTTTCTTTGAGGACTTTGGATATTGCTTAAGAAAAAACGAGAATGATGAGAAGCCTATTTTTATAAACAGAACTGAATCATCGTCATCTATGACTAAGGATTTAGTACAGTATAAAGGCTCTGGATATACAAAATACAAGGGATCGAAATATCAAATAGGTCGATGGCTAAAAAATATCATTTTTTCAGGACAAGGCATAGTTGCCGAGCCTGCTAATAAAAGAAAAGGAAAAATATTGAGTGTTATTATAAACAACAACGCGAAAGCTGATATAAGTCAAGAATTTGATCCAAACGCTACTAACCCTCCAACCGGACCTGTACAAGAGCCTGGAGCCATGTTAAACCCCCAGGAGCTTCAAACGGGAGCGCCTGGAGAGCCTGTTACTAGTAAAGACCCAACCAGCAAAGAAAATCTCCCTAAGACATTCGAGATACCATTAGATGGTCTTTTATTTTACAGTCAAAAAGAGGCCTCTAAGGTATCTGAGATAGAATTGGGATGTACTGGATACCATATTTATCTACAAGATAGACATGGAGACGCTCCGCTACTATACGCCAAACTTTTGGGAGACCCTTCTGACCTAGAAGACCAATTAAAAGTAGCCCAATACAGACCGTGCGCAGACGAGCAAGAATTAAGATTCGTTCTACAGAACATGGCAAAGAAGGGGTTGGTATTAAGAAGAAGCGGAAGATTATCTGATACTCAACAGTCATCCCAGCAACCAGGTTCTGGAGGAGGGGGTTCAACTACAGCTCCTACTTCTCAAGAGCCGGTCGTCGATAATACGCAAGCGCCATCCGCCGATCCTAATTCGCAAACACCTGTAGGTAATACTAGCGCGGATTTAGCTGCAACTAAAACAAACAAAAGAATCTCACCGAACATTAATTTAACCAATATTGATAATGCTGTGTATAACACTCCAAGAGAAAATAATATGACAGATATTAATGAAGAAGAACTAGAAAAAGTCATTACTCAAGCCGCTGAAGTTATAAAAACGGTAAAATCGGAAAATAAAGAATACGAAGAAGCCGTAATTTTAGCAACAGAGCATATCGAGCAGCTAAATATAAAAATAGCTGAATTTGAAAATTTCGCCAATTCTGTTGAGCAAATTGCTGAAAAGGCATACTCCAACAAGATTGGAGCTGATAGATTTTCACAAATCAAGACGCTTCTTGGAAATGATTCTGAGATAACTGCAGAAGATCTTGCCTCTATGGATGAAAAGACTTTTGCATCATTAAAGAAATCAATAAGCAAAGTAGTCTCATCTATAGACAAAGCTGCTGAAGAAATAGTTAACGCCAACACAGCAGCAAAAGCTGTTTCTATGGCTAAAAGACCTATCTCTGCAGCATTCATTGTTCCAGAGACAAGAGCTGATAAACTAAATCCTGCCGAGTCTTTAATCGGATTTACTATGGGAAAGAAACGATAATTTAAGTTTTTAATAAAAACTGTGTATAAAATAAAAAGGTATAATCATGGCACTAAAACCAGACAGAAACATAATCGATGAAGATATTTCGTTCTTCTCAGCAACCAGCTGGCCTTACGGTTCAGCTCGTGGCGGAGTTGTTGTGGCTACAGGAAACTCAGTAACAGCCCCTTCGGGAGCTGCTATGGATCAATCGCAAAACCAAGTTTGGTATGCATCTGTTCCAGTTTTCGCATCGGGAGCCAGGCCTCTCGGCATTCTAATGCAGGATGTCGTTAACATAGATCTCACTAGACAAATCTTGAATCCATATAAGAGCGAAGCTCAAATTGGAGATAAGGTTACTATAGTTAGAAAAGGATATGTTGTAACCAACATGATTTATCCTACTGGAACTATAACTGTTGGAGGAAGAGCTTATTTAGGTTCTTCTGGAAACATAACTCCGAACAGCGGAAACGCTGGAGTTTGGGGTGCCTCTAACGTTACCGCTCTTACTCAAATTGGAACATTCCTCTCGTTACCAGACGAAGATGGTTACGCTAAAGTATACGTAGACTTATAATTTAAAAAGAGGAAAACACACACACATGAAAAATTCAATTAAAGCAAGCGTCGATTCAAACGACCTAACACCAGAGGCAAAAGACCTCTTAATTTCAGCTGGTAGCAATGATAAGCCAGTAGCCATGCGAGCGCAAGCTCAAATCGCAAAAGGCATTGCTGCAGCGTTAAATGAATACACTCAGGCTGTTGATGGCCCAATCCGTGAAGGCGTTCTTGATGGGGATATCGTTTCAGATATTTTCGTCACAGAAGACTTTACTGAAACCACAGATCTAAGAATTCCATTAGATTTGCTCGCCCCAGGAAATGAGAAAGAGCACGTTGCTTACGTGATTCCTGATCACGGCAAGATTCCAATGCGAAGAGTAGAAGCTGATTACATTCAATTGAACACTTATTCCATCGGAAGTTCGATTGACTGCACCAGAAGATTCTTAAAGCATGCTCGTTACGATGTTCTTCGAAGAATGATAGAAGTCCTCAACATGTCATTCGTTAAGAAAAATAACGATGACGGCTGGCAGACTATTATCTCTTCAGCCAAAGGTCGTGGAATCATAGCTTACGACTCCGATGCTGATCCAGGTTCATTTACTCCAAAGCTGATTAGCTTAATGAAGACTGTTGTAAGACGAAACGGTGGAGGTAACTCCACTTCAGTAGGTCGCAGAAAAATGACCGATATTTACATGTCTCCAGAGGCTTTCGAAGACATGTCTGCTTGGGGATTAGGTATGGTTTCTGATGATATTAGAACCCAAATTCAAAGAAGCGAAGAGGGTGCTGTCAGAGGTATGTATGGTGTTAATTTCCATGACCTCGACGAGCTGGGCGTAGGCCAAGAGTATCAGACGTATTACACTTCAACCCTTAGTGGATCTCTAGGACCTACAAGTGATGAAGAACTAGTAATCGGTCTAGATCTTACTCAGCCAGATAAGTGCTTCATTCATCCGGTAAGTCAAGAAATAGATATTACTGAAGACGAGAATCTTCATAGACACGGCCTTGTTGGATTCTATGGATCCATGGAAGGCGGATGGGCCGTCCTTGATGTAAGACACGTCCTCGCTGGATCGTTCTAAAGAACAAACTTTAAACAATGGAAGCCCCCGTTTTTCGGGGGCTTTTATTTTGTGTATTAAATTTTATGGCTATAGCGTATACATCATCTAGTGCAGTACCAACGTCTACAAAAGCATTTATTGGACATGGTCCGCTTGTTCAATACTCAATGGATCGTGGACAATACGGATCTGTGGCTGAGTCTCCAAGCGGATATAATGCGAATTTATTTGCTAACAGGATTCCGTTCTCATCGGGAACGGTAGTAGTCCCGACAGGAACTTGGTTGTATTCTAATCACAGTGGATTATTATCCCCGTTATTTAAGGCTCGCGTAGTTAATTACGCCCCTACAGCTAACCATGTTATTTGGGTGGGAATTAACGCAACAGGAAATGCGGCTGCTTTGAATACAGGCTTAGGCACTCCTCTAAGCGGTGGTGCGAGTTTTGAGTTCGGTGGATTCGCAACCGCTCCGATTAGAAATATTTGGGCAATAACAGCCCCAGGACAAACTCAGATAGCCAATGTTTATCAGCAGTTTTCAAATTTTGAGAATCTATAATGCCAACATACTCAACACTTGTCACAACTTTAAGATATTATATTGGAGACATAGCTTCTCCATATTCTTATACCGATGAAGTGTTGAATCAATTTATAGTTCTATCGGCTATTGCTGTTACTTCAGAAGTAACAATAATGCCTTTAAACTATTCTATAGACATTGCTAGTTGGACAATAACACCAGATCCCACAAGCAGTGAATCAAATAGAGGGCTTGCCAATTTATTTGTTTTGAAGTCAGCAGTCATATTAACCATGTCAGAAGTAAAAAGAGACGTATCTAAATACGGAGTAAGAATCAAGGACGATCTTACCTCATACGATGGAACAGCTGCCCTCAAGGGTAAGCAGGATATTGTGAATATGTATTTAGATAACTATGAGAAGTCAAAGTGGGAATGGGAGATGGGTAATAAGTTTGCAGGAAGAGCTATTCTTGGACCATACGAAAGCGCAGATCTAAATTACTCTGCAAGAAGCAGTGCTTATTATCCTGAATATGGACCTGCTAGGAGATAATAATGGCTTATATACCAGACGAGATAAAAACCGCATGGAAAGAAGCTTCTCAAGCACTGACTGCGGCAAGCGGAGGGGCTGGAACTTCTTGTCTATTGACATTCAATGTTGACGTAAGACCGTCAAGTACAATAATGGCTGATGCAGTAAGTTCTAAACCGAGATTCATGCCCCCAATGGGAGGTATGACTAACCCTAACTCAGTAGTTGGATATCAAGAAGCGTCTTTCACAAGTGCTAGTGGTTTTTATCAAGCTGAAATGACAAAAACTATAGAGGGAAGAATCTACGGCGGACATTCTGAATACGTTAGAAGCTTCTTAACCGATGGCACGGTACAAAGCTCAGACAATATTTGGAAGTTTGTGTGTGATAAAAAATACATACCTGATCTCTTAAGAGCTAGTCACGCCACGTTTTATTATGGATCAACAAAAGAATTTAAATCTAAACTATCAAGACCTCCTCAGTCGTATGGTTTGGGTCAAGACGTTAATTGCATATCATATTGGACTTCAATAAAGGTTTAAAATGGCAGGCGAAGACAAACCCAAAAAACCAAAAAAACCTAGAGACGTATTAATAAATATCTCTACATATTTAAATATGGACACAGAGCAGTTGAACGGAGAGTTGGGTAGATTTGCGACTATCTTTCAAGGAGCGGTGGCTGCCGCAGTGCTAAACAATATATGCAAATATTGCGGGGCGTCTATGACAAAAGCGGCCAACATCTACATCAAAAGAAATGTGATACCGAAAATAGTAAGACATCCAAACTTAGACTTCAGAAAAAATAAAAATTTAAGGGGGGCGCTTGGTGTTCCCCAAAGGTATAATTACAAAAAAGTAGAAAAATACTTATTGAGAGTTCTTGTATTAGAAGTTACGGCATGTGGAAAAAATGTTGATCTTTTTAAAGCTTTTAAAGGACAAGCAAGAAGTGACGCAAAATCTAGAAAAGATGTCAAGCTGCTAATTAAATCAGGAAAGGCTTTTGAAGGAACTGGAGACGCCTATTTAACGAATAATTTAGACAAATTTGCAGAAAAGGCTTATAGAGAAACCTCCTTTAGAACTGGAGGCCAAAGGAATATTGGCAGGAGGGACTGGTTAAGAGAGGCGGATCTTGGAGAGACGGACGTCAGTGGGTATGACGTTTATGAGTTGCGCGAAGAAGATAAATCTGCTGAAACGCATTATAGTAGATCCGGAACTCATATAATGATTGAGAGTACTAATTCATATGACCCAAATGAATGGAGGCCTAATCCTGGAGAGACTCATATTATACGGAAAAAATTTCTTGAGATGATTCCTAATATTGTAGATAGAGTGAGAAAAACAATACCGAAATGTTTAAGAAGGTTAAAGGCTAAAGTAAAGGAGGAGGTAGTAGCAAATGTGAAAGCTGCAGCTCCCGCAGCAGCTCCCGCCGAAGCTCCCAAGGCAAAGAAAAGAAATATAAGCAATTCAAACATCGTGGAAAATGCTAGCAGCACCGATAATTCTAAAGTAGTCAAGGCTTCTGATAATAATTTTGACCAAGGTAGTAATACTTCAGACATCAATGAGATATTAGCAACCGCTGGGATTGATTTAGATGCAGCGCTAGTTCGTGCTGCCGAATTTACAAATAAACCTTTAGCCGAAATTACCCAGGCTGTGGTGAAACTTTCCACCTCACCTTTTTATGGTTACAGTAAAATTAATGTACTTGAAAGTCTTTTAAAAATAAGCACTAAATTTAGCACTAAAGGATAAAAATGTTATTTAGAGGCATAGAACGATTCGGTCAATTAACCACAAGATCTTTAATAAGAGAGAATATAATATCTTCTCTATCTCAAGCAATGATAGATGCGGGGGGATATTATAATTTTTCAACAGGAACTTTGGGCTATGGTGGATTTAACTTTTCTCAATTAAGACCTTCGTATAGACCTGAGGTGTCAGATTTTAGATTTTGGGCGGGAAATAGTTCAAACTGGGTATGGGAAAGTCAAAGCCCTACATACACTGGAGGGGCTAGTCCTATACAGGTAAGTGGAATATGGGTTTCTGGACAGTTTTATTCCGAAAGAGATGGAGGGGCTTACGACCACTACATAGACTACGCAAAAGGAGGGATCTTATTTACAAATCCTAAGCCTTCTGGTTTAAATGTTTCTTGTCAACACTCGGAAAGAGCGGGATTCGTATACCCTTCAACTAGCCCTGAGTATAGAAAGCTATTTAATGCCCATCTTAGAAATTGGAGAGGAAGTCCTCCAGGATCTGGATACGATGAAATACCACAAGAAATAAAGACTTTTTTACCTGGGATTTTCGTAGATATCAAAAGAAAAGAAGGAGTTCCTTACGAGTTAGGCTCTGCAGTTCGTATGGATAAATATACAGTGTCTTTTGATATAATTACTGAAGACATGATACATTATGATTTCTTAATGGATTGTTGCACATCTATTCAGTCCAATACTATAGTTGGTTATGACGCAAACCAAGTATACGCAGGAGGATTTTACGGACTTAATTACGACGGTTCTTTGAATTCAAACAGGCTTTCGGTGCAACAAAGATCTATTAATCACTTTTGGAAAAATTTAAGATTTACAGAGGACTCTTTTGAAACAGACTCATTTATGGCTTTGCCCGTTATAAGAGGTGAGATAGCCGTAGATTTAGAAATTTTTATATAATAGTGTATGATTTTCAGAGACAAAAAATATGGCAACAAGAATTAATAATAATAATAGACTTTTCTACGGAGTGACAGCTGTAGGTATGGCGGCAACCGGAGGAGCATTTAAAGTCGTTTCTGGCGTTCAAAGTGTTGGTATCGATACCACTTTTAATCTTGAGCAGGTTTATCAATTAGGACAGCTTTCGATTTACCAAAACGTTGAGAATATTCCCAACGTCGAAGTAACTATAGAAAGAGTTATGGACGGAACAGCCTTGGCTCAACACTTGGCTACGCCTCAGGCAGGGGTAGGGCCTGAGCTTATCGGACGATATGGAAATCAAAGATGCGACGTTGCCGTCAACTTCTACAAAGATACCATGTCTAATGCTTCGGGGGTGCCAACAGACCCTGCTAATAAGCAAGCTCAATCGTGCTACATGAGCGGAATGTATGTAAGCTCCATTGGTTTTAATCTTGGCGTTGATGGAAATTTCACTGAGACTGTTAGCTTGGTGGGAAATTCAAAGAACTGGGCTTCTGTTACAGGATCTCCTACCGCCACAGGATTTGGAGGAAGCACGATGTTCTATCCAGCGTTTGGTGCCGCTGGACAGCTTTCTCCTCCAACAGGTTTCGTTGCAAGAAGACAGAATGTCGTATTTGGTTATGTTACTCCAACAGGAGGCACGGTTACACTTTTACCTAAGGAAATTCCTGGTATAGATTCGACCGGATACAATAGGCTTTCTTATGGAACTCTAGCAAAGGGAGACATTGCAGATTGGCAAGGCAATGCGGCTCACATTCAAAGCATTCAAATTTCAGCAGATTTAGGAAGAACCGAACTGTTTGAACTTGGCAAAAGAGGTCCTTACCATAGATATCTTGACTTTCCAATTGAAGTGACTTGCGCTGTCGAGGTTGTCGATACTCAAGGAGATAGTATGATTGCTCAGACAGAAACTGATAACGTAACTGATCAAAAGATTTATATAGTAATAAACGATGGAACCGTTATAGATCTAGGAGCAAAGAACAGACTAACTTCCGTTTCGTCTTCAGCTGGCGATACAGGCGGTGGAAATAGAACTCTGACCTTTAATTATGTTAACTACAACGAATTAACAGTAACTAGATACATTGGGGCGACTCCTGATGGCGCTCAGGCTTCAACCGCTATGGATCCTGCACAAGCAACTGACACAACCCCAACTACTCCAGGTTACGCTTAACGAATGGTGAAAGGGGGCGAAAGCCCCCTTTAGCATTATGAAAAAGATTTTAATTATAACATTATTTTTGATTGCTGGCGCGGGATGTAACGAAATCAGCAAACAACAATTAAATAAACAATCATCGGCGCTTCAAAGCAAAGAAATTGAAATTTTAAAAGTAGAAAAACCAATTGTTGTTGTAGAAAACGACAAAAAATTAGAAGTTGAAAAGCTAGAATATAATAAGGAACATAAAATGCAAGATTTTTTAAACTCAACTATTGGAATGGTGTCATACTCAGTGTTAATTTTTATTGCAGGCGGAGTTCTGTTTGCTCCAGCGTGGAGTTGGGTCAAGAGTAAGCTTCCATTCATCAATAAATGAATCATTATGAGCGCGAGGAGAAATTACGCCAGATAGTATCTGGCTTTTTTCATTTTAAATTCAAAAATATTATATATAAGTATTTTGAGCCTACGAACGCACTATTTTCTGAAGTTTCATTTTACACTAAAACTTTAGATGAAGAATTGAAAAAAGATGGATTTTTGACAGGGGATGAAGAAAAGCAATTTTTGATTAAAAGTGGCCTTTGGTCTGAAGAAAAAGAAAAAGAGCTTGACACCTGTAAAAATGATATTGAGACTCTTCGCAAAGAAAAAGGCAAATTACAATATCAGGCCAATAAGCTTAAAGCTGTTGAAATGACAATAAAAGCCTTAGATGAAATGATAAAAGAGCTATCTCAAATACGAAGCTCTATGTATGTTCATACTATTGAGTATCAAAAATACTATAGAACCAGCGTGATGCTTCTAAGTCAATGTGTAAGAAGCAGCAATGCTGAATTGATTTGGAAGACAATGGAGGGGATGGAAGAGTCTATAGGCGTATCTGAAACTGAACAGCTTTTAAGAATAACAAGCTCTGAAGCAACTAGAGTTAATTCAAAGACTATTCGAGATATAGCTAGAACCGAGCCTTGGAGAACCATATGGAAGACTTCATCTAAGACAGGAACTCCATTATTTGAACACTCTGCTTCTAATATGACTAAAGCTCAGTATGAATTATGCTATTGGTCAAATGTATATGATTCCGTCTATGAGAGTGCAGACTATCCAGGTCAAGACGTTATAGACGACGATGATAAATTGGATGATTGGTTTATACAACAAAGCGATAAAAACGGCTCCTCCACAAAGAAAAAATCAAATCAAATAAGCTCAAGCTCAAAAATAAATAATGCTTCTGAAGTTTTCATTGCTGTAGATACTCCTGAAGATGCTCAAAAAGTGTATGAAGAATTAAATAGCTCTGCGGCAAAGAGCATTATATCCAAAAGATCAATAGCAATTGATAAGCACGGAGAATTGTCAGAAGATCAATTACCGGATGTTAGCGAAGGAATAAGAATGGAAATAAATAGAATGGGACTTAAAAAACAATGAAAGAAGAAAGATTAGAGCCGATTATAGTAAACATGCACTTCGACTCTCTCGAAGAGACATCGGAAAAAATTCTTAAAAAAATGCTTGAGACGCACTTTAGGACTGTTTTTGTAGGAGCAGTATGCCACATAGAGGACGAGCTTGGCTACCTATGGGGGGAATCTGAAGATTTCGACGAATCTAAACTCACAGAAGAACAAAAAATTTGGTACGAAAAATTCCTAAATTTAAGGGATAAAATATTCAACCAAGGAAACAGAGAAAAGAAAATAGCCATTTCAAAGCTAAAATCTTTCTATATATCACTAAGGACCGAAAAAAATGGATGAAGTAAAATTTACACACGAAGAATCAGATTACAAGATAGTAAAGCCTAACAATAAGATCAGAAAAGAAAGCGATGCAGTCTACGCTAAATCGTATAGAAAAGCAATAGCCGAAGGCTTCTTCCTAGAAGCCGAAGTGGACAATATAATTAAAGATAGAGGAATAAGAGCGTACAACGAAAAAGAGAGAAAAGAGATAGACAAGGAAATAAAGGACTTCGAGATCAAATTCAACAGTAGCTCCTTTGCTTCTTTTGAAGAAGGAATGACTGCATACGATAGAATTCTTGAACTAAGAAAGGGTCTTGACGACTTAGACAGAGCTAAAAGAGAGCTGTCAACCCAGTCAGCCTCCATTCAAGCCGAAAACGAAAGATTCTCTTATTTTGTCACTCATTGCTCATTTACAGTAGATAACGAACGAGTGTGGGACAAGGTCGAAGACTACAAAGACGATCTTTCGGAATTGTCAAATAAGTTCGCCACGGAAATGATTCATATAATATATGACGGAACTCGCGAGCTTATGGCGGAGCTGGAAAAAATTCGCCCAGAGAACGTTTGGTATAAGGACCAAGAGCTAAAGAATCTAGAAATAGAGGACACAGAATCAAAGCCCGCCAAGGAGCATAAGTCCAAAAAGGCAAAGAAGGAAGCTTTGGATACGACTGAATTATAGTGTATTTCTTATAAGCGAGGAATACATTGGCTGACAACTTTCTTCTTAATTTTGCGGCTCAGATAGACGTTAGTAGGGTTAACATATCCTCAAACGTTACAGATGCGTTGGCTGGAATATCCAAAAGTGTAGGCAGTAGCACAATCAGAAAAAAGGTTGCGGTTGATTTTGACATAGGCAAAATAGGACAGGTAACAAGTGCGGCAAATAGTCTTGTAACCGATCTTCAAAATACTATAGGCAAAGCAAAAATAGCTCCGTCAATAGTGTTGAACACTAATGAGCTTACCAATGCCGCTGGAAAATTAGCATTAATACCACCACTTCTGACCAGTATCAAGACGGTCATGGCGGCTATCCGTAACAACTCAACGTTTGTCCCAAACGCGGAGCAGGAACTTGGAAAACTCGCTCTTATTAAAAATGCCGTTGAGACTGTACAGAAATCCGCCAGTAAAGTTGTAAAAATACAAGTGGCTCCAGAATTAGAGCCTGTTAGAAAATTTGACAGTAAAATAATAGGAGCTTCAACTCGTGCTGCCAAGTTAGCTGAACATCTTGCTCAAGTAAAGGCCGATAGAAGCGCGGCTGCGGAACGGCTAAATCCGCTTACTAGTGCCAGAGACAAGGCTAAGCAGGCTTTTATAAACGCTTCTAATGTTTCAAAAACTACTGCTGCAGATAGACCTGGGATCATTAAAGGCGCTGAAGAAGATTTAAAGAGTAAGGGTTTATTATTAGAGCAAGCGCAAAAAGCTCAGAACGCTGCGAAGCCGACTGATAAAGCTATAGCTATAGCTCAGGACGACTTAACCTCCAAAAAGATAGAAACTATGCGAGCAAAGCGGGCTGCGGAAGAAGCCAAACTCGTCAAAGACAACTTAAAAAATGGGATAACTCCTAGTGCTACAGGAAGCGCGCTTGACGTTGCTATCAAGCAAAAAAATCGTGCAGCCGAGGAAGCGTTTAGTAAAAAACAAGAGGATGCGCTAAAAACACGAGACGCTAAAAAGCAGCTTAAAGACGAGTCAAGGAGTCTGACATACGCTAAACTGGAATTGACTACACTGCAAGGAAAGTTGAGCAGTGCCGAAACGGTTAGAAATGATCAATTAGGTAGTTTAAGAAAAGCATCGGATGCTGCGCAAAAGGCTTATGACAAAGCCGCTTCAGATTATGGTAAAGCGAACCCTGGAAAAACAGATATTAAGGCCAGAGACGCGAGTCTTAAATCTTTCTCCGACAAAAAATCTGCGGCCAATAGAGCTTTCGACGAAGTCAAAAAAGGAGCAGATCTTGTTCCTATTCGAGCAGACATTGCAAAAAGTGAACTTGTCGTCTCTTCAGCTGAAAGGACGCTTCAGATCAGAAAGAATTCGATTCTAGAAGCCTCTAAGTTATTAACTCTTGATCAAGCTCAAGCTAACACTTGGAAGGAGATTAAGTCTCAAGTAGATGCGGTTGCTAAAGCAGAGGCGGCGCATAATGCGGTGATAGCGGCGTCAACAAAAGCTGCTGAAGCTAAGAATAAAGCTTGGGAAGCTGCCGATAAGAATCGGGAAGCGGCTCAGACTAAAGTAACTGCCCTTGAGGACGCTAGTAAAGGAGGAGGGAAGGCGGGGACTACTGCAGCAGCAAACGTGCAAGAAGCAACTACGAATAAATCAAATTCTGCGGCGAGATTGAAACTTCTTCAAATGGCAAGTATTGATGAAAAGTTATCTTTAGCCAAAAAGGCAGAATCTCAGGCTAAATCAGTTGTAACCAATCTTATCAAAGAACAAAACGCACAAGAGAATATACGGGCTATAGAGTTACAGAGGGCGGAAAATGAAAAGAGATCAGATGCTGATAAAGTTGCAGGAATAAACAGAATAACGAACGCTGAAAAGCAGTTAACTGAAATTCGTGCAAAGAGAGATTCCGCGCAGAAAATTGCGACGGAGGCGACTGGGAAAAGAAAGGAACTTGAAAAAGAATCATTTGAAAGCGGCGGCGTAGAGATGAGTAGGAAAAATTTTAGAACCGCCATTTCGGATAGAAATCAACAAGCGGGTAAAGTTCAAGAATACGACGATAGAATATTAAAACTTGAGAACGCAATAAACAAAGCAAAGGCTAATGGCATTGATCTTGAGAAACGGCAGGCTGAAGCTGCTTTAAAAATGACGGGGAATCTATCTGCGGACGTTCAACTAAGAAGGCAAGTTTTAGCAATAGTAGAGAGAACGGTCCAAGAAGAAAAGAATCTTCAGAATAGAATTGGAAAATCTCTTAGTAATGTTGGAATAAAGCCCGAGTTCTCAGACGCAAGAGAAAAGGCTATTCAAAGATTGAATGTGACTCCGGAGCAAATGCAAAATCCAACTCCGGAGCTTCTAACAAGGCTAAAAGAGGCGAGGCCCAATATAGCTTCACAACGAAGCGAGGAGTTAGTTGGCACTCTTGGTAGATTAAATCAATTAGAAAGAGCAAGGGTTGTTAAGCAAAGATTAGAAGATTCGGATAGATTATCAGCTAAGGCTGGAGTGTTACGAGCAAATATTGATCCTGCCGCTACTACATCAGCTCTGAGAGAAACTGGCGCGCGAACATTATTGGAAAGCAATAAGAACGCAGTTAGATCTGCCGCTTTTGGCATGAGTGCAACTGACCCTACTAAAGTAAATGAATCTTCAGTTCTTGACACCTCCAAATTAGCAGAGACAGAAAAAGCGCTAAGATCAATAAATGCATCAATTAAACTTCAAAAAGAAGACATAAAAGCTCTCACCGAACAAAATAGGGCGTTGAACGCTCTCAGGAAAGACAATCTTTTCATTGAGCAAACTATTGAAAAGGTGATGAGAGATGAGGCTAAGCTAAGATTGAGAATACAAGATAAGTTAGCGACACAAGGTGTTGTATTCAATAAGCAAACGGGCGAAGCTGCTCCTTCTACGCCGTCAGGCTTAGGTCCTGTTACTCAAGTGGCTCCCGCAGGAAATCCAAGAGAGCTTGCTCTGAGAAGATTGGGTATTACCGAAGAGGATTTAGCGAACCCTGACAGAAGAGCGGTAAGAGATAGATTGGCCTCCGCCACCAAGCCTGTATCGGATCAAAGACAGCAGGAGTTGCAAATCATATCAGCTAGGGCTAATATAGAAGTTGCAACGGAAAAGAATATTGGACGCCTAAGTAGATTAATAGAAAAACAAATAGAATTAGAAAGAAGAAAAGCTGCATTTACAGGAGGCGCGGCTCCTTCTAACGCAGACATAGAAGCTAAAATTGTAAGCAGTAATGTTAGAAAATCTGATTCTGGGCCAGAGGTGAAAACGTTAGCATCGGCCAGACAAACACTTTCTTCTTCTGATGCTGCTGAGAATGTAGCTACTAGAAACAAAATTGTCGTAGCGACAAATGCTCAGAATGAGGCTATTAAAGCGCAAGGAGCGCTTGAGGCCGAGAACGAAAGACGTGTAGCCGCTACTAACGCTAGAAATCGTCAGAGATTAATAGAAGAAGCTACAGAAAGACGACGCCAAGTCGCAGAAATAGCGGCAATAAATAAACTCATAGATCAAACTACTTTAGCTCTCGAAAAGCAGGCTCGGGCGGTAAACAATTTCTCTAGAAGAGGGGGTTCTGATGCTAACGGAGATCCTCTAAAACCAATTCAAATAGACCAACAAAGACTAAGAGCGCAGGCGACAAGACAGGTATTGGGGGATGATGCGGGAAGAGATTTAACACAGATTCCAAGTCAAAGATTGTCGGTAATAAGAACCGGATCTCAGCAAAGAATGAGTGAACAGAGCGCAGGCCTGAGACAATTCAATGATGACCTAGCTGCCGTTTCACAAGGATCTAAATCTGGATTTGAAATTATAGCGAAGTATGGGGAGTCTGCTTTTGATCGCGTAGGAGCAAGAGTGGGACTGGCCACGCAAAAACTAGCTTCTTACGCTTTTGGAGCGATTGGTTTATACGGATTAATATCAGCTTCAAGAGCAGCGATTGTAGAAACAGCCTTGTTAGAAAAAGAAATTACTAGTATAGAGCAGATTTTTGACTCAGGATTTAATAACACTGGTTCATTAGCAGAATCATTTGATGAGGCGTCATTAGCAGCAGCTAAAACTAAGAAGCAAGTTCTAGATCTTTCAGAGATTACAGGGGAGACTGCTAAATCTTTAGCTGTATCAGCCAAGACTCTTGCTGCGGCAGGATTTAGTAGAGGAAAGCCGGGATTTGATGAGACTATTAGAGCGGTATCTTTTGCTACTCTTGGTCCCAGCTTCGGAAGCTCGGCGGAAGTAATTGACGGATTGATTGCTACAGTAAATCAGTTTAATAGATCATTGTCAGAAACCCCGTACATATTAGGGTTGGTCAATGAGTATTCAAAGGCATATGCTGTTGAAGCACAAGATTTATTCGAAGCTATTAAACGAGGAGGAGGATCGTTTGCTGCTGTAGGAGGAAACTTTGAAGACTATATAAAGTTAGTTACTGTGTTAAGAGAAAAGACTAGAGAGGCCGCTCCTGCAATCGGAACGTTTTTGAAAAGCCTTTCTGTTAGAATTAACACTCCTAGAGCCGAAGCGGCTATGAGAAAGTTGGGAGTTGACGTTGATAATATATCTGATCCATACGAAAGACTTATATCTTTAGCTACGGAATACCAAAAAATTAGCAAGAGTCAAGGTGCAACGCAATCGCTAGCGTCAATCGTTGATGTAAGGTCTGTAGGAAGGCTTGCGTCTCTTTTAGACGGATTAAAAGAAGTTGAAACTAGAATTCTAGAATTAAGCGCGGGGGCGTCCGATTCCATAGTGAACGACGCCAGAAGACGCTTAGATGATATAGGCCCAGCTATTGATAAGATAAGAGCTAGTTACCTTAGATTCATAGAAGGAATTTATAATAACCCCGGAACTAAAGCCATACTAAGAATTCCTGTAGGATTGGGTTCGATACTGTCAGCAGTTCCAGAGGCAAGAATTGGCCCAGTAAAAGGGGCGGATGTATTGAATCCTTTAGCGCAAGGCGCTATAACAGTAGGAATAGTAGCAGTTTTAAGAGGATCTATAAGAGCCTATGTTGCGGGGCAAAACAGTGTTAGATTAAATACTCAGTCTCTCGATAGATTAAGAACCGCTATAGAAACAATTAGACCTCCAGGGGCTGGAGGGCAGGCTATAGGAATGGCGGCGGCAATAAGACCAGGAGGCGCGGGAGGAGGAATACCTGCAGGAGTTGCTGGTGCTGCTGCTGGAGCAGCAAGAGGTGGCGGTAGAAACTTAATTGGAAGACTTTCGGGTGGAATAAATCCTTTGTATGGACTAGCTGCGGCTACAGCGGCTCCAGCCATAGTAAATACTATTCTTCCTATGACGGATATGAGTGATGCTAATCAAAATATTGCATCATCTTCAGTCCAAGGTGGCGCTCTAGGAGGACTCACCGCTTCGTTATTAACCGGAAATCCATACATTATTGCTGGAACAGCTATTGCTTCTGCTGGAATATCTGCATATGGCGCTCTTACAGAATCAAACGCTCAAGAAAAAGAGTTGGGAAAAATTAGAGATCAATCTAATCGAGGATCCAGATTTAACGCCGCTGAAAAAGTGATAGCTTCTGGCGAATTAAAGACGGATTTTGACCTACCTTCAGCAAATAAAGACACTGAGGATTATCTTAAAGCTATAGCAAAAGTGCAAGAGATACAAAAGCAAGCGTTAAAGAATGGGTTTTTGAAAAAGGGTCAGCAATATAAAGTTGGCACAGGAGCAGCGACAACTACTGGTGGCATACAAGACTTTTTAATATCGGGAGGGGCTGGAAAGTCAGCAAGCGAAACAAATAAAGGGGAAATAAGAGAGTCACTCAAGCAAGCCTTTGGCGGCGATGAAGAAAAAATAGCTGAAGCGGAAAAAGGGCTTGCCGCAACGGCTGAGTTCGTAAGAAACACAATCATTTCTAATTTCCAAAGAAATGCTAGATCGATACCTGAGAGCCAAGATAATGTTGAGACAAGAACAGCTGCTGCTGAGAAAACCGCTAAAGTTTTAGCCGAAAAACTTACTGTTGAGGGAGTTAAATTTGATGAGGAAAAAATATTCAAGTCTTTACGTGACGAGTTTACAGCAGTAGAAGAAGGGGCTGATGTATTTACTGCGTCTATAACTAGATTTAAGTTTACATTTAAATCATTAGCGGAAATATCAGATGCTGCGGAGCGTTCATTAAACGTATTCAGTAACGCTCTTTCATCATCAATAAAAAGCCAAACATCCTTAATAGGCGTTCTTGTTTCAGAAACTCAAAGACTATCAACTCAATTAGAAACAACTAAAGGTATATTGTCTTCTCCATTCAAGGTTGGATCAATTCAGCAGATAAATACAGATCCTACCGATAGAAATGTAGCAGCAGCTTCTAACGCTATCGAAGCAATCACTGGACAAAAAGCTCAAAGAGTAAACAGTCCTGAAATACAGTCATTAAAAAACACACTCAACGAAGTTTTTATTCAATTCAGCCAAGCGGATAAGAATGTTCAAAATAATTTACTTCTTAATTTAGAGCCGGAAAGCTTAAAAGCGATTGGAGGGCTTCAAGCTAGGGCCACTCAAGAAGAAGATGCGGCCGCAGCAAAAAGCGGATCGGTTACGAGTGGAACTACATTTCAGTCAGCAAAAGACGTGAGAGCAGTCATAGACGATAGGCTCGGCGATCTGAAGGGATTGGGTAGCGCAGGACAAAAATTATTTGATATTATTCAAAAATCAGGATCACAAGGAAAGTTACCATTTAGTCTAGAGGCATTAGGAAAGGCATTGCAAGATAAAAATACCGGAGGGTTTAATTCTAGTAAACTTTTAGGAGTTGACGAAGCTGGTTCCGCCCAAATCGCTCAAGCAAACGCCTTAATAACATTAGCAAATAACGCATATGAATTACAGGCAAAAACAATAGAAGCAAGGGCTGCGGCTGAACAAGAGTCATATAAATCTCAAGTTGAATTAGCCAAAGCTATTGCAGACAACCGCTCAACTATAGAGGGTTTTCAAGGCGCCCTTGGTCTAAAAACTCAAAGAGGGGCGGCTCAAGCTTCCTTAGATATTCAGACACAGGCCTTAAGCCAGCGTCAAAATATACCAAACTCTAATATAATAGGTAATAAGACCACTGCCGCTGGACTATTACAAACAAATATAGAAACTGAAAGTGGGTCAGCTGTAGTAAATAGTTCAAATGCAACTACTACTAACGACAAACGATCACCATCAAACGATAAAAATAGAGGTAAATCTGATGATCCACCTAAGACTTATAGGAGATTAAAATTAGACGCCAAACTAAGTCCTAATTTAGAACTTCAGCTACCTAATACTGCAGAACAGCGGGGGTTGTCGAAAGATAGAGAGTCTCGGTTAGATGACGCAAGAGCGAAAATGGACCGAGTGATATTGGAAGTGAAAGACGCAAAAACTAGAGGTCAATCTGATGATTTATCAATTCAGGAACCTAGTACTGCGGCACAGCAACCTGGGGACGTGCTCAGGTCTAACCAAACATATAAATTTCCAGCTGTAGAAGAGAGATTGCCTTATGGTTTACAAGCTCAGCTACCTAATACTGCAGAACAGCGGGGGTTGTCGGAAGATAGAGAGTCTCGGTTAGATAAAGCAAGAGTAATAATGCAGAAGGTGATACAGCAGAGCAGAAAAGATAAAAGTAGAGGCCATAACTCCCTTGGTCCGAATGTCTCTGATGCAATTAAAGAAAGTGATAATACTAATCTCGCCGCACAAGGTAAACTATTAGCAGACGAGAAACTTCCAAAAGTCCCTCCGACAGCAGCGCGAGCAGTTGAGCTGCCAAGAGCGCCTGAGTCAACGACCGCTAATCCGCTCTCAGAGTTAACAGCAGCAATATCAACTAGGGATCCTAGTAAGGCAGGTTCCGAGCTTTCTATTATCAAACAATTACAAACAAGTATAGAAGCTCAAAGGGCGCTGACAGCAGATCCATCAATGCCAAATAATGCTCCTAGTAACATTCTTGAGCTTCCATACATAAAGGATCTAATGAGCCAACTTGCTGCTTTAGATTCTAGTTTTAATATAAGCGATAACGTATTCGAGCTTAGCGGCCGTTTAATGAATTTAAGAAGCTCGATTGAGAGAGGTTTAATAAATTCATTAGAGGTGTTGGAGTCTCAGTTTAAATTAGTCGGAAGTCAAGTAGACATAACATCCAAGAAGCTGTCAGAACAAAAGGCGACGTTAGAATCACTTATTGGAAAGTTATATGGAGGAACTCCTGCTGATAATTCAATGAATAAAATGACTCTTTCAAGAGCCGCAGGAAATGCCAATGATATAGCTGCGGCAATAACAAGAGCCATTCCAAACGCCAAGGATCAAGGCGTAAATACAATTCTAACAAACCAAAATGTTGCTAGACTTGTAGAAAATCAAATTGCAGGTCTAAGCACAAAGCAACTAACTGAGTTGATGGATTTTTCAAGACAGATCGGTGCTAACACGCTAACACAATCAGGTTTAAGTGGAGAGCAATTGGCTGCGGCTATACAGGCGGCCTTAGCCAGCAGACCAGAATTCCAAGCCTTAGGAATTGATGTTAAAACAACAGACATAAAATCAACTGTAGATCAAGCAAACAAGCTCATACAAGACGCTCAAAAAATAGCTACGGAAATACAATCGGCTAGAATGCAAATGGACAAATCCACTTCTGCAAACTTAAGCATAATGAATGATCAAGTAAGCAGTCTAACAGCTGCTATTAGCGCTATACCAAAACAGATAAATGTAGTAATAAGCGGAGTCAAAGATATAAGCGTTACGTTTGATCTTACTAAGGTAGAGGAGTCAATGAGAACCGTTGGAGATAAGGTTTTTGATAATGTTATTGGAAAACTCAGAGAGGTATTCCAGGCTAGCAATATACCTCTTCCAGGATTGTAAAAATGTCTGTTCCAATTAAAATAAACAATGCAGCGTATTTATACTTCACAGGTTCATTTGATAATGCCTCTGGAACTGCGTCATTGTTTATATCTGGAACGGGCAATGTGTCTTCTGGGGCAATGCCTTTATTTCTTCAAGCAAAAGAAACTAAAACAGAATCTTTATCTTTATATCTTGCAGCTATATCAAAAACAAACTCTTGGGAAAGTTTAGGAAATCAGTGGTCTGCGTATAATATTTCATGCTCAACAGGAGCGCCCAATTTTTGCCAAGATTGGGAATATATACCATATTTCTCAGCAGGAACTTCTGGTGTTAAAAATGAGATGACTCTTTTCTCGAAGGGCGCTTACAGGGTTTCAACTTCGGGAGCAATGCCTCTTTTTGTTAATAACAGCGGAGAGGGATTTATAGATCAATCTATTGGTTTATTTGTTTATGCTGAAAACAATGAATTAATAAAATATGATAGTATTACATTGAATACAGTCGGTCACGATGCAATAAGTTCTTATTTAGAAATGGTTATGAGCGGATCGTATCCGGACTCTAGTGGATATATCACTATATTTTGCGATTCTTATGGAGATTCGACAGGAATAATAAAACTATTCGTGTCGGGTATATAATTAAATATGGGAACACCTTTAACTGGACAAACGCCTTCTGAATCTTATATAGATTTACTTAAAATAAGTAATAGTAATACTGGTTTAAACTCCACGCTTAAAAGAGTGGGGGATGGAGGTGGTACTGATTCAATTATCAGCATATCTACTTCAGGAGTTGATGTATCTGGGGCAATATCCCTTTCCGGGACAAGTTTAATAGCCTCAGTTGATGACTTAAATAAACTCAATAGATCTGTTTCTGATGGTATTTTTCAATCAAACAAAGTCCTTACCGTAGATAGTAATAGGGGATTATTTACTTTAGGAGGAGATATAGATCTTATATCAAACGGAGGAGGGGTGTCCAATGGAACCATTTCAAACTTTGGGGCAGGCCCATTTGGATATGTAATGAATAATCTCGGGCTGGTTAGTAGCATAAGCATAAACCCCGAAACAGGCCCTGTATTCAAGGCTACGATAACTTCTTCGTCAACTACCGTTTCCATATCAACCCCAACTTTTATTTTAAATGACTATTATGCTGCTACTGACAGAGCTTATTGGCTTCGATTAGTAGTAGTACAGGATGGCTCAGGAAGTAGAGATTTATCTTGGCCCGCAACAGGGCAAGCGAATGGAAACATACATTTTCCTTCCGGACAATGGACTTCAGCATTAAATAGATATCCAAAACTTACACCGAGCGGATATGCTCCAACTTCTGGAGAAATGGATATATTTGATTTTTATTCTTACGATCATGGAATCAATTGGATTGGACAAAGAATAGCATCAGGAGTATTAAGAAATGGCTAACGTATGGATCGACGGAAAAAGAATAGTACCAGCCCCCCTTTATGCAATATCTCACGATATAAATAGAACTGCAGGTGGAGTGATTTTGTCATGTACATATAACATCACTCTTACAGGATCATTGGTCGCGGATAGAGGGTATCCGACGAGCGCTGGCGCAATGTCTAATAGTACTGATCAGGATTTAGATTTATTCGAACCCAGCGTAGATACAGATAGGAAGTGGTTTGAATCACTTCTAAACAAACAGGCAGCAATAAAGGAATTGGTCTTACTAGAAGGATCGGGCTATAGTTCTAATAAAAAAGTAGAGATAATTAACACGAGAGGAGACATTAATCAGCAAACAAGCACCAGAATAGAATTTAATTATTTAGCTGGAAATATAGAGTTCGAACCTTCTACCGTTACTACTATTTCAAATTATACTATTAATTTCACCGCTAATGATGTGAGACTTAATGGCAAAAGTATAAATCCAGCCTCTGGCTCTTTTCAAGATTACAACTTAAGATCAGCTAACGACTCTATGAGTATATCTAGATCGCCGGATAGAGATGAAACAGTATCGGTAACGAGATCGGTCAAAGCTCAAGGTTATAAGTCATTTGATAATGAGATCCAAGGAGGTATAAACGCAACAAGCGGGTGGCAGTTTGCAAGAGAGTGGGTTAAGGCACAATTTCCTGCAGATCCTAGATCTGCTCCCACATTAGCTATATCGGGAGTTCCGATTGTTGATCTTCCAGGTGACTACGAATATGTAGGAGCGGTTCTTGCCGAAGAGATGGACCGATTGAATGGCGATTATGGAGTTACCGTAACATGGACTTACGGACCCGTTAAGAGTGTAGGAAGGTATTCGTTAGATGAATATACTTTATCAAAAAGCGATTCGATCATTGGAAATAAGACTAGCTATAAATTAAGCGGATCAATCAAAGGAAGCAATTCAAATACAAAAAACGACGCATATGACGCCGCCACTTCTTATTTTACAACTATAACGACTGCAATATTAAAGGGTAGAATAGCCACAGCTTTTGGAGTTTCTAGTCCGTCAATTTTAGGACCTTTGAATTCAGTAGTAAGTCACAATGATTTTGCTGGAACCATAGGTTATGAGTATGAGTTTTATAAAAAGATAGCCGAATTACCCGCTTGTTTTTACGACGTAGAATTAAGCGTGTCTAAAAATATAGATGAAAGAGTTATTGCGGAGATTGCCATACCTGGCAGAGCAGAAGGTCCAATAATTCAAGATATAGTAACAAGGCAGACTAAAAAGAGATCTGTTACCGCTAATTTTATTTTATCATCTTCTGGAACCACATTTGATTTGATGAATGGTTATAAGACCTCCGGCTTCGTTTTCCTAGGAAAATTAGGAGCGACTCCTACCGGTACGGCAAACTCAGATTATTGGCAAACATCTTTCTCACATAATTTGGATATAATTGCCGGAAAATATTCTATGAATATTGGATACGTGGAGAAATAAATGACAACTATATCAACTATTAAATTTTTAGGATGTAGTGTTGTCAGCTTTTCATCAACGATGGGGTTCAACTCGAATCCATCGACTATGTCTATCACTTTGGCAGAAGATTTTGACAATTCAGATAATTTTCTTGCTGATGATCATTCAATAGCCAATGAACTTGCGGCAACATCAGGAGGCACCCCCTTAGCAAGTGGAAATCCTGGAACTTTAGCAACGTTTTCAACGCCAGACGAGAATCTAAATTTCACAGGCTTTGTTACCGGTTATAGAAGAACAAAATCAACTTCTGGAAATTTAATATACCTTGAGATGTCAGACCCTAGATTTTTACTGTCGCAAATTCCAATTATAAATGATGTAAATTTAAATATAAATACAACTTCATTTAACGCAACTACTTGGAATATATTTTGTTCTCCTGCTATTTTTGATAATCCTGTTACATTAGATTGGCATAGTCAGGGTGTTGGATTTGCTACATTGATGACCGCTTTGTCTCAAAAAACTTTTGGTTTCTATAGCAAAAATTTTAAAATAGCGTTACATTCTTCTTTCTCTCAAAATTTAATTGGAGGATATAGATTAAAACAGCAAGTCGGATCAGTAGAAGAGGCTATTAATCAAGCAGCAAAAGACGCTGGCATGGATTGGTATATAAAAATTAATTTAACAGTTAATCCGGGGTATAATACTATTCAAATTTTCGGCATAAAAAGAAAAAATCAGTACGTATTTAATGCGGAGAATGATTTGGAAACTTTTATAAGTGATAGAGCTGATAGAGTAAGTTCTTGGGAGGTCGGAAGAGAATTAAGACAAGAGCCTTCGGTCGCAATAGTAGTTGGAGATAGAGTTAGAACTCTTTGGAACACTCATCCGGGTGGAACATTTAATATTTTTTCTGAGCTAGGTAATGGTATAGCCATAGATATGCCATTCGTAAGTTTAGATTTTACCAATATTGGTGGGTGGACTAATCCTCCAACGGTAACATTAAAGGTTATAAACACGACCATAGCTCCTTCTGTTACAAACACTGTAGATGTTAACGGCAACAGTATAGTAGCTTTTCCAACTGCTGTAAAAGATCAATTGTCGGCAAGTAGAAAGGGATATATTGTTACAGAAACAGTTTTAAGAGCAGCTTTGCATTCGAAAGATTCGTGGGTGAGTGCAATATGGTATGAATATAGAGATATAAGTTCTGGAGCGCCAAAGAATGTGCGATATAATATATATAATGATTATGATATAGGATATGGTTTTGGTGCAGAGACGGAGCAGACAACAGCTAATTTTTCAATGAATCCTGGCCAGTTAGGAATACTTTCTCCCGCTTTTTCTATTGAAAACGGAGACCCTTTTGTTTCTGTTGTCAGTCAATATTCAGACGTTCTAAATGAAGCTATTAAGGAGGCTTGTTACCAAGCGACTCTTAGAGTTGCTCAAGAGTATTATGGGAAAAAGTTTATGTGCAGACTTCCTGATTCAGCTATATGTACTGAGATAGGACCTTCATATGTCAACAATCAAAAGAAAATACCAATAGAATATGAAGTAGTTGACGCGGCCCCTAACATTGCTAATTACACTAATACTACACCAATAACATTCCCAATTTCGTTATTAAATTCTGATTCAGCTGGATTTAGAAATCCAAATGGTTTATTCAAGTGTTTTGCATATTTTAGTATATCCACCATAGCCCCAAATTATAATTACTTAAGATATGAACAATTTAGTCCTTTCAACTCCATTTGGTCTAGTAGTACCGTGGCAGAGGGAATATTAACACCTGGAACGCTTTTATATTCTGGAGTTTCGGTGGAGCCTTATAGGTATGACCCTAGATTTGCGGTAGTTACACTAAACGATCCATTGAACTGTGGAATAGGCTCTTATTATAAATTAACAGTGGTAAGAGATTCTAATAATGTAATAACTACTTGGAGTCTTGCGGCCGCAGCTTCTCCAATAACTAAATTCGATAAAACGGGGGGCTATCTTGAATTTATTTCTAGGATAATATCAGGTTTTACAGTTGTTTCTGACAACGACACGCTTTTGAATTCGACTGGAATTAGAAAGCGAATGAATTTAGCAGCAAAAGTTATAGGAGTAAGCCATCTTTTATATCTTCAGTCCTCAGCAATTGGCCTTCAAGAATATTTAAACTTGGCTGAATATCGACTATCTGACTTCAACAGTAATTTGAGCGGTTTTTATATTCCATTACAATGGAATTTTATTAAATACGGTCCTTGGGTAGACGGAAGTAATAACAACAGACCCGTTAACGTTATAGAAGATGCTAGGTTAAATCCTTGAAATTATGGTTCTTATCAAAGAATGACAGACGCCGCAAAGATAATAGCCCAAAGAGCCAACACTGAAACTCATACAACGTCATATGCGACAGTAACCGTTGAAGGCTATCCTGAATTTGATCTTGGTTATGAAATAAAATCTGGAACAGACAATATGGGTAATATTAGCGATATAAGTCTTAGTTTTGGAACAGATGGAGTGAAAACAACTTATAAATTTAAGACGTTTTTTGGCCCCATCGGCTTCACAAAAAGACCAGAGTTAGAGGCTATTTCATATAATTCATTTTCAGCATCTAATAATCGCAGTGGAGTAATAAATTTCGGTAAGATATTTGAAGACATGGAAGCTCAATTCATGAAAAATAATTACGGTGGTTATATGCCTCAGTCTCAAAACAGTCCAGGAGTTTCTACTTTAACGGGACATATTAATTCAGTAGGACAGTCGTCTGAAACAACGGTTAAAAATCCAAACGTTGTGAAAACTAGAGCCGAGTTAGATAATAACGCTTATAAAGAATCAGCAGATGCAAAGTTAAGCTCACTATTCACTGTATATACTACTATTCCCGCTTCAAACGCAAAGAATCGAGTTCCTACAATAGAGGGAGGAGTTATAACATGATAAATCCAACTGGAACAAATACTCTTAATCCTTTTAGAGCGCGAATAAATAGAAATGCTGGAAGCCCTGGAGTGTCCATGGGAGCCTTTCCTGGTGAGTATAATGCGGATAACGCAAGAGGAATGGCGCACAAAGGTCCTTTAATTATAGCAGGATGGGGATATGATATATTTGGAAGACCGGCGCCAAGCCAAGCTACTAGCTTGACAAATCTTAACAATGGATCTAAAGATAATAGCGCGCAATATGGGTTTGCTAATAACTCTGGCTCATCGATAGATACAAGAGGGACTCCTGCTCCATACGGAGCTGAAGTTCCAGCAGAAAAATATGTGGCAGGAGCTTTAGACGTAAGGTATAACCAAAGACACGGAGTTTGGCAAGCGGACCCTGTATTTTTAGGCAAGATAACATACGTGGAAAAAGCTGGAGCCAATAAAAATGTTTATAATATATATGGCTGGGAAGAAGTTGAAATAACGAAGGATGTCATAGGCGGAACCGCTAAAGATCCAATTAATAGAACTATTACTGCACCTGCTCAGGGAAAGGCTATTAATTTATCAGAGCTTACTTTAAATGAAAAAGATGCCGTTTTTCAAGAAGTGGCTAGCGGAACTATAATTGAATTAAAGTCTTATTTGGCGCCGAACCAAGCTTCGGATCCAGACTTCACTCTTAAGCCTATATATATATTTAATCATAATACAACGCAAAATGTATTTTTACGAATTGAATGGAACAGTAATGAAGGATACCCAGCCCCTCTTGCAGCAGATGATGACCAATGGACAGCCGCTGGACTTGGGTTTTGCAACAGATATCTCTATAAGGCTGAAGTAGTTTATTTTGAAAAAACATATAATGAGGGATTTGGGGCCAGTCCTTGGGGTGGATTTAAAGCATATGTACCGGCAGTCTATACTCAAGCGATAAATTTAATTGAATTTGGAAATCCTGTAGGTCAAAGAGGAATGGTATCTCCAGGAGTTATAACCGTTTTAAAGGATGTAGCATTAAATAATTCTACTCCAAACTTGAATTGGACTGGAGTCGTTATTCCTGGCGGATCAAAAAGTGCTTATCCGTCAGGATTCTCAATTAAGGCTATTTCTCATAACACGATAGTAGAGGGTACTAGACTTACAGGAATGGATAATAATAGTGTAACAAATTATGGTCCTGTATATTACTTCAGTTGCCCAAACGCTCACGACGGATCGTGTTCTACTGGAATTTGGCCGTTCAGAAATCTGACTTATGATTCTGGAGCTGGAGAGAATACTACAGTAAAGAGAACTAATTAAAAGGTGTATATAATACTATGGCAACTGTAACTTTTTTCGCGAATGAGGGTGTTGGGGCGATAAATTCTGGCGTTCAGAATATGAGCGGCTCTGGACTAGGATTTTTTGGTAATAGCGGAGCTTATTCTAGCGTTAGAATAAACGAGTATCAGGATAGAACTTTCATTTCCAACGCAAACGGAACTGCGGTAAGCGCGGAAATAGACAATGTTAAATATGTCAGCGCAACAGGCGCTTTAATATCAAGAGGAGGAACTGCGGATGCCACTATTGGTATTAAGAACATTCCAAATTACAAGTCTACTTTAAATGTTAGATTTACTAATGACTCTTCTGTTAGAACTCAAAACGGAAAAATACAAGTATACAACAGATCAGATATTAACACCGGTCCAGTTGGGGTAATTTGTCAAGCATGTGAAGTAGTGCATCCAGAGACGAGTCAAGCGGTGCTTGGATCTGGTTCTACTTCATGGGTTTCGTGCAGCGGAAGCTCGCCGTATCTTTCTCTAACGGACAGTCCGGGTTTAAGCGGATTGAGACCCAGTGGATCGAATACTTATTCAACAACTCACGATTGGTACGTTTGTTTATCTGCCTCTCCTACAGGGATTGGCTCACATACTGCGTTTGGACTTTACTTTTCTATTGAGTACCTGTAATGCCTGCGATAAAATTCAGAATCCCTCTATTCAATGCTGCTAGCGGTATACTGCATGAGAATTTAGGAACTGACGTATTTGGATTCGCTGGAACTGGAGCCAATTTTAAAATAAAAGTTGGTGAGTACCAAGATCGTACTAATATATTGAATTCTAATTCGTATAAAAGACACATTTCAGCTAATAACATCAAGCCCTTTGGTTCAACTTCAGGATCAATATCATTTGATGAATCAGAGGAGACGCAAATTTCTCTTGTTCGTATTCCAAATTCATCTTCAACCATAAATATAAATTTTGGAAACGCTACAGGAGCAACCTCTTATAATGTAACATCCGCCTATGTGACAGCATCGGGATTAGACGTATTATACTATTCAGGTGGAGTTGATGTCCTCGCCAAACCCTTAAACAACAGATCTGATTCTGTCGATATATATGTGGCTGAAATAAGTCATCCATCTAACTCCACGGGAGTGATTGGATCAGGATCAACATCTTGGTCTTCATTATTATATTTGGCTAATACTTCAATAAGCCTAACCGCAAATCCTGGTCCTAGCGGACTTTATTCCAAGGTTGGCAGTACAGGAATTCCGTCCAATACACACGATTGGTATTTAGCTTTAGCCATAAAGCCGAGAGATATAAATTCTACTCCATTAATGCCATTTTCGTGTATAATAGAGTATCTATAGAGGTATTGAATGGAAGAAGATAATAATGGCTGGGGCGAATACAAAAAACTAATACTTTCAGAGCTGACAAGGTCTAATCTAAGACTTAGTCGGATTGAAGAAGATTTAAGTCATATAAAGCAAGAAATAGCTATATTAAAGACTAAAATGTATTTTGGATCGGCAATGGTCGCGTGTCTCGCTTCGGTAGGTATTACCTTTGTAACTCACTTTTTAGGTATCAAATGAATAAATTAAATGTAATACTTGATAAATTGATGAGAGCTTCTGCGGCCTTCGTGCAACCAGCGATAGAAGGGCCTTACGTTTATAGCGTCGTATCACACTGCTGCATAAGAGAGCGCGATGGTTCTTACGTAAGTTGTACCAATCTAAGTACTGCGGACTCCATTATTTCGGGAAATGAACTACAACAAATGTGCAATCAGAAAATGGATTCTGTACACTTTCCGAATCGTACAGCCCAGGTTGGTGAGGGACCGTGCGAAACTAGCAGATGTGGGGGCCAAAGACCCACTTCAGTAGAACCTACAAATGGTTGCACTATTAATAAGATTCCATGGGCAAGATGTTTGAACGCAATGAATGTGGGATCAAGCCCTATGCCCGCTTCTGATCCATTAGATCGTTGCAGAAAGAAATTGCAAGCAATCGTAAATAATTGGCTTAGAAATAGATGCTCGGCAGTCGATAGTTTATGCGCTATGGCAAATACCACTCCTACTGAGCCTGGTAGCGCAGAAAGTATAAATGCATATTCATGTTATTGCAATGTAGAAAGAGAATTATTGAGAGGCTTAGAAAGAATAGTAACACAATTCTGTTCTCAACAACCTAGTATGAATTGCTCAGACGTTGACACTAAATTGAAGAATTTATGCTCTCAATACAGCGCTTCTGTAAGAGCTTGTAAAACTGCGCATCCTACCATTACGTCACCAATCAGACAAATGTCAAATAGTTTATTCTGCGGATTCTAATATGAAAAATAAAATAAAATTACTAAATAAGTTACGTGCGGCGATGGACTCTACTGAGCTAATGGCGCCAGTGTTAGCTCCAGATACTTCGTCAAACAATGACGAACTTGGAGGAGAAGGGGGTATGGCTAAATCAGATCTCAGATCTATTATTAGAAATGCCCAAGAACTTCATGACATGATCATGGAGGAAGCTGATCTTCCTGAATGGATACAGTCAAAAATAACACTGGCCGCTGATTATATATCGTCGGCTACAGATTATATGAAGAGTGAAAATTCAGAGGTGGAAGAACCCGGAGAGGTTGAGGGGGTCGAAGGAGTTGATCCGATGAGCTTAGACTCGTCCAATCTTGATACTACCATGGAAAACGACGCCGGTTATATGGATCAGTAAAAAATTATATCTTTGATGCAAAAAGAGCATATTTGCGAGATGACCCCAGCTTCGGCTGGGGTTATTCTTTGCCCTGACCAAAAAAGTTTATCTGATTTCTTAGAACTTATTTCTAGTCCAAATGTAATACCATTATCACCATCTATTTGATAGAGTTTAACTATAGTATTGCCGTCCTTAGTCTGATGAAACAGACCCTTTCCTTTTTGAGTCTGACCGTCAGAAGAACCAAGATGTGATTTATTATTACTAATAACCAACATTATCTCAGACAACTCTTCGAGATCAAGTTTTACAGTCTCAGAATCATCCTTCCATTTAAATGTGGCATTTCCAGAATCGTCTTTTGCTTCACTCTGTTTAGCAATCGTTAAGAAGAAATTCTTTGTGGAGGGATTGTATTCCCAAGATGTAGCAGAACCCTTGCTCGTATCTTTTGGATTTGGCTTATATATCTTATAAGCAGGATTGTATTTTTTGTCTTGCATTAGAATATTATCTCCGATGATTTGATTCCATCAGGAACTGACTCTCCGCCATTCATCTCTCCTCTTGTGAAGGCGTTTAATTTAGCTAAAACCGAATGTGATTCTGCGTAGCTCAAATGTGAAACGTCATCTTTTTCTACCCCCATAAATTTGAATAATTTGGAAGGCTTGACAGACAAACGATTGCACATAGTGTTGATAGCAATCTTGGCACTGTCTGAGATTGGTCGATTAGCGTCAGGAGACGAGTTCTGCATTTCATCAGAATTAAGACCCTCTTGCACCTCTTCAGCTGAGTAAACTTTAACTAGACCAAGGGCTTTTCGCAAAGCTCTAGCCTCAGCCTTTGTCGCTGCTGTTCCAACACTTGATTTACAATAAGGCCACGGTGTATTGTCTTGATTAACATCAAAAGCATCGCTGATACTTCTACTCTTAGAAGAGCCATGTTTAACATATGATATGTGACATGATACTGTAGCGGTTTGATCTGTAGTGGTTGGAGCTTTAATTACATCCATTGAACACTGAGTTATATCCCCAATTAATTTTTTAAACACTCTTCTAAGACCATCGCAGGTAGGCATGCTATCTCTTAGCTCTTTTTCTGAAAAGTTGCTCATTACAAAGTCAGACCATCCTTCGTCAAATTCAGACACTGGGTGATTGCTTTGAGGCTCTTTATTTATTTCGATTTGATTCTTGATCTCCTTTAGTTCACTTAACTTTAGTTTTGAGATATCGATTTCTGTATGACCGCCATTTTGGGTTATAAAGGCAATAAGTTCTTCTTTTTTCATAGGAAATATGTTTCTAGAGAGATTATATCCATTTCGGAGATTGAAGTTTTTGCATCACTCGTATTTTTATATATACTAAAAAATGATTTTTTCACGAAGTTATTTACGAAAACTATATTATCAAAAAAGTCAAAAAGATTATCAAGAGTAACTCCCAATTGGGAAAAATCTGATATATCCGATATATGCCAAACCTTTTTATCAAAGATAGCTCCACAATCCATTGCATTGACAGCCCCTCTTACAGTTACGGCTAAAACGCTTCCGCTGTAATTCTCTAGATAGTTATAGTAATAAAGTCCACAAGGAGGCATCAAGATAGGAGAATTGTTGTCTGATGAAAATATGGCTATATCGTATTGATGAGCCTCTTTACTAAAGATAGATTGAGATAATTCATAGTACTCTTGAGATCGACAAGAGTCTAAAAGAACAGCTATAGATTTTGTCTGTGGGAATCTAGATCCAATTAAAAACGTGTCTTGGATAGGATTAGCGTTAGATATGCCATTCATTTTTTGAAATTCTTTCTCTTATTCTTGCCCATTCGGGGTTGATTTTATCAAAATTTGTTGAGTTTGTTTTGCTAGCAGCGTGTGAATTATAGACAAAAAGAGGCTCTGGAACTCTCAATGCAAAATATCCAGACATGACAATTCTACACCAAAGATCATAGTCTTCCACATATTTGAATGTCTCATCTAAGCCTCCAACTTTCTCTAAAGCACTCCTTCTGACCATAGAGTTGGTGGAAATTATACATTCGCTAAATAGTTTATCTCTATCGAAATTTTGCTTAAGTCTATAGTTAGATTTATCACTGTGTTTTTCTATATAATCAGAATATACAATTCCTATATTTCCGCCTTTAGCCATGAATCTAGCTGAACTAACCAGCTTGTTAGGAAGATATGAGTCGTCGCCATCTAAGAAGGCTATAAACTCCCCTGTGGAGTTTGCTACGCCGAAATTACGAGCAGATGCGGTTCCTCCATTTTTCTTTTTCATGTATCGAAAGGATAGATTATGCTCTTTCTTAAGACTGTTTAGAACTTTATCCGTATTATCAGTCCCTCCATCATCTACAACGATTATTTCAAAATTTAATGGATTCAGCGTTTGATTAACAACGCTCATTAAAGCTTCAGCTATGAATTTTTCTTCATTATACGTTGTAATTATAACAGATATATTTTTTTTATTCCCACTCATTAACACACTCAATTCTGATAAATTTTGAATTTTCCTCTAGGTTGGTTCTAATTATTTTTAGCCCCGACTTTTTAACAAAGGAAGATGCAGCATTCACATTAAATGGATTCTCCATGCTTCTGCAAACTAAATGACCAATACCAATGTCAGTTCTATGAAAAGCTACATCTACAAACAATTGATATATATTTATAAAATTTAATGCAATTTTACACTTATTATCTGTTGCCTTTTTGATATCTTCAATTAGTGAGCTTGGATCTTTGATAGATTCAAAAGTCCCGCTAGCCACAAAAATTTCTTCAATAGTTTTTTCCTTTAGACTTTTAAAATCATCAGATGTGATCTTTATAAAATCTAAATACGTTTCTTCTTTATTTGTTATAAAATATTTCATTTAATTCACCAAGTCTTTTATTATAGGCTTTATCGAAAATGTCGTTCCAGTTATTCATAAACGATTCCATTGAAAACTTGTTCAATATTTCATTTCTAGCATTAACACCAATGCTCTTATAAAGTTTGTTGTTATTGCATACATTAACGATCCCATCTGCTAATTGATCTAAATCATTAGATGATATTGAATTCGACTCATTTAAAAGCTTAGCCACTTGTTGATGTTTAGTAGATACTATCGGCATACCGCACGACATAGCTTCAAGAAGAGACATTGGAACAGGGGAGAATTTAGACGTGTTGATATAACAGGCGCATTTTTTTAATTCAAGAGCAAGCTCTTTTGGATCAGATATAGTCTTACTTATTCCAGGATTGTCTCCTATCAACTTAAACTTTATCGTAGGATCTATTGCGTTTACTTTATTTTTAATGTATTCCCACTCCTTCCATCCGCAGAAAAAATCTCTCTCTTTGAGGTAATTGACTATATAGACAACTGTTTTAGACGTATTAGGAATCCAACCCGAAAATGTATCAGTATTAATACCATGAGATATAACAACTCCATCAGTATTTTCCCAGCTTTCCTTATTATGCTCTGTTATAAAGACGTTGAAGTCAGCTTTGAGTGCTTTTAGCGCGGGAAACGATTCGTTTTTTACGGGTTCGACATGGTCTAAATGTATCAATGGAAGTCTAATATGATTAGATAATCCGCTCATTTTCTGCAGCTGTGAGTATCTCTCTTGTGATAGTAGAAAATCTATATCATACGGTATATGTTCTATATTATTAATAATAGTGCAATTACTTGGGAGTTTTCTAAAATCCTCATTCCATTGTTTGCAGCCTTCAGTCTGAAGAAGGTAGAAATGATGCCCGGTTTTAGCCATGGCCTCTTGATACGCTTCATGCGTAGAAAAAGTCAAGATTTTATATTTATCTTTTTTAACTCTGTTTATTTTATTGCTTATATAACTAATAGGATTCATAGTATTTCCGCCAGTTTCTTTGCGCAGGCTTCTATTGAGAAGTTCTCTTCTATATACTCTTTATTCTCTTTGACTATCTCTTGTACTTCGTTTGGATTTTCTAGGACATAGCGCATTTTATCAGCTATATCTGTAGTAGATGGGTCTAGCCAATTTTCGTTGTAGTTGTAGTATGCTCCGCTATTCATTCCGAAAACCTTCTTTTTAATTAGGTTTTTGATTAACAGTCCCTTGTTTTTAAAATTTTTGGAAATTCCAGATATGCATGAAGCTATTACTGGCTTCCCCTTTAATGCTGATTGAACCATAGGAAGACCTTCCCCTTCACCGCGAGATGAAGAAACAAAGCAGTCGCAAGAGTTTTCCAATCCCGATAAATCATTTTCAGACAGCATATCAGTTATGATAGCAATTTTTGGATATACATGATCAGGCTTTCCTATCTGTTTTTTAAGTTCTTGAATAGTTGATTTAATATGATTTTTACTTTCAATTGGAGGTCTTGAACTTATATAAGCTTTAATTGTTAAAGAGACGTTGTCATATATCGAAAATTCGGTTAGGAAACTATGCATCAGCCCATTAATATTTTTCTTGTTTGAATAATCAGATATAGTATAAAATTTGAAAGTATTTTCTAATCCATACTTTTTGAAGTCAAACTTGTGTTCTGATTTCGTTAGCTCTTTAGGTTGATCTACAATGCGTATTTTTAATGGATCGACTCCAGAGGCAACGCATGCCTCCTTCTGCTCTTCAGTAGTAACCCAAATCTCATCCATTAACTCACACCCGCTTTTCCAACCAGATCCTACGAAGCTATCAGTTTCCCAAAAGAAATATCCTATATTCTTTACCCCTTCTATCCTAACAAACGTGTCAGGAAGAGATTGTTGGATTACCGTAGACACTCCATCCAAACTCCCCTTCTCTAGCTCGGAAATTCTCTCTGTATTTTTTAATGGGAACATGTTCAGGCTTAGCCAAATTGGGACAATATCTATACCGGCCTTATCGATAGCTTTGATCATCGATATTGCAGCATTTCCGTAGCCAGTTCCATCTCTATATACTGATATATAAGCTATTTTTTTCATACCACCTCCACCATATCAATTTTGTTTTTAATCTTGTTAACCACGCCGTATCTGAATTGCTCAAAAGCATTAAACTGATGAGCAGTTTGTACTACAGCTGTTACTATATCAGACCTATTCAATTTTCTAGCTGCATTATTTTCCGTTTTAATCTTAGTCTTTAGGGCTGCAGACAACTCTTTTCTTGCAGCAAAAGCTCTTAGCGCAGCCTTTGGAGGGGTAAAATTAAAAACTAAATAATTGATAAAATCTTCATCATTATAAGCGATGTTCAAGTCTATCTTGCTCGTATCGATCACATTTGGTTTTTTATACCATCTATCATCAGGTAGAAAGGGCATTGAATCGAATATTTTGTCCCATTTATTATACGTCTCTTCGTTAGAATGATGTCGCTTGACTGTATTTAATGCATCAATTGAAAGTTGTTCTTTAAAGGATTTTGACTCCATGAAGAAATCAGCGATCTTTTTAGAGCAGTCAATTGGATCAGGCATTGCTCTGATTTGACCTGTCTCCTTATCTGACTCCTCTCTCCACGCTGAAACTTTGATGCTTCCATACGATCCTCCAAGAGAGTTTATTTCATGCATAGCAGCGTAGTCGGTGGCTATTGTAGGAATTCCGCAAGCCTTAGCTTCTATCAATGGAATCTCTAGAGCGCCGGCAATGCTTAGTTGAGCGTAAAGATCGGCGGTATTATATACTACAGCCAACTGCTCTCTTGTAAGACCCATGGCTGTGTTTGGGGGATGGGCGGTGAAGTTTCCGCAATTATTGCATGCGCAAATTTCCCCGTTGAAAAACGAGGCAAAATACGCATGGCAATGATTACAACAATACGTCATCAAAACCTTTGAAGACAGCTTATACTTTAATATGTCTTTTCCAATATCAAAACCAACATCTGGATAACTGGTATGTAAGTACAGATATGTATTATCTACTAGATCAGTTCGACCAAGGTCGTTCCACGTTTCTAATGTTTTAGAAAACGCAAACATAAGATCAGGAAAAAGCTTTCTTGGTTGATTTCTCATCACTGTTAATACTACATTGATGTCATCTTTGATTCCTAATGAATGTCTAGCATCACTCTTTTTAATTGGCTTGAAGACATTTTGATCTACACCTGGCATAGTGTTGGTGTCGGCCATTTTGAGCTGCCGTCCAGAGTATTTCTTTAGAACGGACATTCCCCAATCTGTGTATGAGGTCATTCTATCTACTGTTGAATATATTCCCATCCAATCAACTTTTGGAGGTTCAGAATCTATACAAGCAGACCAGACGTAATTAAAAAGATATCTTGATGCCGATTTTGTTATCCATTCATCATGCCAAAAATCTCGGTATGAAAATACGACATCAGGTTTGAAATCTATAACAGCCTTATCAAATCTGTGACTTCCAAATTGAGATGTTCTATAGTTTTGCTGGTATTCTTGATTCTCTTTTGGGTCTGACGGTATTACAGGATAGACCTTCCAAGGAACAGAATTGATCCTTGGGGAACCGTCCTCTAAGTAGGAAGCCAATTCCGCTACTTCGTACTTACCGCTATTATGCATGGCGATGAGAATATCATTAGCCATTACTGAGAACCCGGTATTTAATTGACTAAATTCAGTTACCAGAAGTACTCTTTTTTTCCGATTTTCCTGTTGTGAATCCTGCATATCCTGTTGGCGCCTTTATGTTTGTGCTAGCAGTAGCTTTGTTTTGAAATTTATCGATTATCTCATTAAAAGAGAGGGGCCTTTTTAAAAGCCCCTCCTTATCTAAGAATGAGAGAAATTCTGTTAAGTATTTATTAGACATTAGAATGGAATATCTTGTAATGACACTTCTTGTTTAGGCTTCGTTTTAACGTAAGGCTTTGAATCAGCAGAGGCTTTTTCATCACTATCCTTTTTTCCATTCATAAATTCAAAATCATCAATTGCTACAAGAATTTTACTACGCTTTTCACCGTCTTTAGTTTCCCAATTTTCTTGTTTGAGACGACCCTCCATTAGGATAGGATCTCCCTTTTTGACATACTTAGATATTACATCCGCTCGTGGTCCCCACATTTCAGCGTCAATATAAGTACTCTCCTCCTTCTTCTCTCCAGATTTTGTTGTGAATTTACGATTGATAGCAATCCTAAAACGCACAACGCTTGAGTCTCCAATAGTTTTAACTTCTGGATCTGAAACTAGATTTCCTGCAACGATAACTTTATTAAAATTTGCCATGTTTATCTCGTGATTAATTATAGTCTTTCGCCCGTTTGGTTTTAATTGATTTTGATCGTTTCTATCGACCAACCGAAACCGGCTCCTTTTAGCTTGAGTGTACAATAAGATCCTTCGTATAATTCCTTTTTATGCTTGCCATACTGTTCAGGAAAACAAACAACACTTATAGATCCAGTGTTATCTGATATTGAAATTTGACACATTTCCTGACCTGGGTTTTTTCCTTTCTTAGTGATTGTTTTTTTAATCTTATCTATTTTGGCTGTAAACACAGCGGTTAAATTTCTGTTGTTTTTTGCTCTGTTAAAACATTCTTTGCAAGACCAATTGTCTTCAGTATTTACGTTATGATCGTAGCTAAAGGAGAAACCCATAAGATCTTTTTCTGATGAGCTTTTGATTATTATTGAATCGTCTATCAAAAGATTTATTGAAGAAGCTTCGGAAGATACTATATCTTTGCGTTTTTTGATTGACTTTTCATTAGCGCACCTATAAACGACATCTATCAATTCTTTTGTGTCTGCTCCGCTTGGAGTGTTTGCAAATATAAATTCTATTTCTTTAGGGGTCAATTCTTTGAGCATTAGATAAACGCTCATCATTGCGGCTCTAGACAATCCATAAGCATCACAAGCCCCGCAGCCTATTAGGCTTTCTACCGCAAGAGATCTTAGCTTTTCCCCCTCTGTATTAAAATGAAGTCTGATAAAATCAGTGAACTTACTCGGTCGGTACTTCATAATTACGGCAGAATCGGAATCTCCAACTTGCTTTATATGCGATAGACCAAACACGATTTTATTATTTTGTATGCTAAAGTCGGACTGTGACTTTTCGATAGAAGGGGCAAGGATATCTATTTCAAGCATTCTTCCTTCGTTGATGAGATCTTGTATCTCTTCACGAGGCTTTTGCTTACCCTTGCTATATGTAAGATATACGCAATAAAACTCGAGTGGGAAATTGGCTTTTAAATACGCCGTCTTGTATGACCAAAGAGCGTATTTTTTAGCGTGAGCGTCATTAAAGGCGTATCTTCCAGCTCCTTCAATTAGGGCAAATAACCGTTCGGCTATTTCCTTAGATCGACCATTTCTGAGACACCCATTAATGAATTTATCTTTAAGATCAATAATTATTTTCTGATCTTTTTTACCAATGCCTTTTCTTAACTTATCAACAATAACAAGTCTATCTAAATACGGCATATCTCCCCATGCTATTTCCCCACCAAATTTCATCAACTGTTCTTGATATATCAAAACCCCCATTGTGGGAGATAATATGTTATTAACAGCCTCATCATTATAATCTGGCTTTTCAGCTAATCCGTTTTTAACTTTAGAGTATATCTCAGTCATACCTGCTTCAAGACAGGCTGGCCTAATAAGAGATATTACGGCGCTAAGTTCATTTATATTAGTAGGCTTTATTGTTGCAGCCCATTTTTTACCTAGATCGCTTTCGAGCTGGAACACTCCAACAGTATAGCCGTTTTGGATTAAGCGCCAAGTCTTATCATTTTTAAGGGATATATCTGATGCGTCAAACTTCATATTTTGTGTTTCTTAAAAAATATTTTAAAAACCCTTAAGAATTAAGCCTACTCCATTGGCTACTTTGTATTTATGATTAAAATCAATGTTATCCATCAGAGTAACTCCTTTGATTAAAAGATCGTCAATAATTACCGCGCATTTTTTTGCTGTAATACTATTAAATTGCTTTTCGGTTTCATTAGGATCGTTACCACCGTCTAGGTAGTAGATATCGTAGTCTTTTCCTGAGATTATTTCTCCTGCGTCTGCTAACTCAAAGTTAATTTTATAACCCATATGAGATGCCGCGAAATAACTATTTGCTATATTATCTAAATGAATGTCGCAAATGGTTAGAGATCCTCCATTATTTTTTATATAATTGCCAAAGATTATATCGGACCATCCTGATCCATATCTCCATCTCTCATCAAAGGTTTCTATCGCTCCAACCTGAAAAATATCTACAGAACCTCCGTTAAATAACGATAAAACTTTAGAAAATATTAAATCTCTATCAGTGTTATCGAAAGCCTCTGTTTTGTTTACTATTCTTTCGTAAGCATATTTAAAATTATTCATTTATTTTTCCAGCTTCATAATTCATTGTTAATCCAAACTCGTCTAATAAATCATTCAAGCATTGGGGATTGGTTTTAAACGGCAACTTGTTCATTTTTCTCTTTCGTCTTTATCTTTGGTCTGATCTTAAAATTCATAAAGTTCATATATCTTTGGAACATCTGTTTTGTTATATCTATATCCTCTTTAGCGTCATGATTTTCTGAGGCTCTTGCCAGCCCTAACAGTCCCGCATATGTATCCATTTTATTGTTCTTAAGTCCATCTCTTCCAAAGATGGAAAACATCAATGGAAGCATATCTATCTGCATATTGGACCAAGGAAAATCGTCGTCGCCAGAGCTTATTTTATAAGCGGCCATTTGGTGCTTAATAAAAGGTGTGTCAAAATTAACAATGTTAAAGCCTACAAGAATAGGGGCCGTCCAAAATTTCTTTGTGGGATTGAATGACTCTAAATACTCTTTGAATTTTCTTATTCCAACTTTTGGATGAAGTCCTTTTTCACAAGAGTCTTTCCAAAGACTATCGCCTATTACAGTCAAAGCTTCTTTGCTGGCCAATTCGGGTTTTTGAGGCTTTAGAAGTAAATTGAATTCACTTCCTTCGATTTCAGAATAATCTGAGTATCTTAACGCCACCGCTGCTATTTGAACAATTTCAGCACCTTTATTTGGATCTAAACCCGATGTTTCTATATCGAATACAACGAAATTTCTATTGTTTGGCACGGGTTATTTTAGGCTTCGGAGAATGTTGTTTCTACACTCTTTGGCAAAGTTTTAAATGATCTTCTCAAGGATGTACCACTCGCCATTTTTTGCTTTATTCCTATTTTAAAATCCCACTGCTTAGTCTTAGCCGTCATTAAATGAGTAAATAAGCCAGCGGAGGCTGAGGACGAGTATTCATCTAGATTTATGGGAAGGTTGAACTGCTTTATAAGCTTGACAGCTCTTCTTTCCGCGTTCAGTTCGCAGGCTATCATTTTCTTAGTGTAAGATCTTACTAAGCTATCCTTTATGGTAAGTTCATTACTTATCCACATACATATAGCGTTTTGAACATTACCATATTTCACATGGCTGCACAAGCAGTAAGTTTTTTCATTTTCTATCCACTGAAGAAGGTGGGCAAATTCATGGACCAAGATGGAAAGAAAGCTTTCTTGGGAAGTTCCTTTTGAGCAGACTAGAACTTTTTCATCTTCATCAAAATATCCTGCCACCATAAAACCATACGGACGCATTCGTATGAGTTTTCCTCTACCGATTTTAAAACTGACTCCATGTTTTTTGCATGTCTGTCTTACGTGCTTCAAAAAACGTTTGGCGCTCCTTGAACTCAACATATATGTGTATACACTTGTGGATTTGTAAAATGTCCTTAAAAGAAGCGATAAATAAACTCCTCAGATACACAATCTCTAGCTATAAGGGCTTTAGGATTGGGGATATAGTGGTTAACACTAATAAAAAATGTATACATTACGGAAGTATGGGAGAGGTGGTGAGGATTGAGGAGTTAGGTAATAACTCTGGATACGTAATACATTATAAGGTCGCAAACAATGGGGCTACGTTTAGTCCTGGAGACGTCCTAAGCAAGACAGAAGATCAACTTTCACTTGGATCTAAAAATGAATAATAATTTAAAAAGAATACTCAATAAAATTAGCGGCATCGATCAGTCAACTTTTCAAATTTCAAACTATTGCGACTGTGTGTACGTGGGTATAAGTAAGATACGTAAAAATTTCCTAAGTCAAGATTTGGAAACTCTGAGAGACGAAAAAGTTGTCAGGCAGATAACAAGTGAATGTTTAAAAACCAATAACTATTCCGCGCCAGAAACTGTAGACTCCTTAGCTTTTGCTAAATTAAAATGCCCAAATCTTGATTATACGCTTCGTTTGGCACAGTGCAGGCTTAGATGTATTAACAGAGGATTCACAACCAATCCGGACCTCAACACATGTGTTAGAGGATGTCTTGAACACCCATTGCCCTACCATGCTTGATAATGGTACTATCAGAGATGGCGTAAAGGAACGCTAAATGAATAATGATAATTTAAAAAGAGTTCTCAATAAAATTAGCGGAGCTGATCGAGCTTCGGTCCAACAAAAAACACCACCTGGATATGAACAAAATGATGACATGGACTTCCAAATAACTCCCACAGAGATTCCAACTGAAAAACAAAGAATTGAAAAATTTTGTGACTGTCTTTACGGTCTTATGAATAATGCTACTGCTACGACAGAGGGGTGGGATGCACAGCTAAAGTCGATAACAACTTCCTGTATTCCCCACCTATTTCGTCCCGGATATGATGTTGTATACAACGGGATAGATACAGTGGCAGCTGCGAGACACGTTTGTTCATGGTTTCGGTCGATGGAAACTTATGTGGAATGCGAGATTCACTGTGAAAATCTAGGATACATAAGATCAAGCTCAAAATTTACAAAATGTGTCGGTAAATGTGTTGAGCTAGGACCCTTACCTCCATACTATGTACCCCCCACGAATGGTTTCGATCCTTTAAGCGATTATCCCCGAATACTTTGGCATCTTCAACGGCGTTTTTTATAGTTAGGGAAACAGAGTACAAATGGTAAATAAAATGAATAATGATAATTTAAAAAGAGTACTTAATAAAATTAGCGGAGCTGATCGAGCTTCGGTCCAACAAAAAACACCGCCCACCCACCCGAATTATGAAATAAATGATGACATGGACTTCCAAATAACTCCCTCAGGGACAACTCGACAAGAAAGGACTCGAAAATATTGTAACTGTATTCACGATCTTTTGGATCAGGCTACTGATTTGGTAACTAGTAGGGATGGGTGGGATGCACATCTCAAGTGGATAACAACTTACTGTTTTCGCCACTTGGGATTAAGTAGAGGCTCGGATGTTAGCGGGATAGATACAGTGGCAACTGCGGCACTCAATTGTCCAAATTTTTGGGCATCTGCAAATTATGCGGAATGCTGGATTCACTGTTCTAATCTAGGATACCAAAGCGGCACCCAAAAAATGATGGATTGTATCGGTAAATGTGTTACGCTAGCACCCAAACCTCCTTTAATAAATCCACCTGCCGCGAATATTTTCGATCCTTTAGGAGCTTTTCCCCGAGTAGCTTGGGAAGTTGTGCGGCGTACTTTATAGTTGGTATAACGGAGCGCAAAGGGTAAATAAAATGGATAAGAAGAATGTAACATTAAATAAGCCAAGAAGAATCGGTAAAGGCGAGCCGGGTTACGGCAAAAAGAAATTTGCTGTATACGTTAAAAACGATAGAGGAAACGTTGTTCGCGTTACTTTTGGAGATCCTAATATGGAGATCAAAAGAGACAACCCCGCTAGAAGAAAGAATTTCAGAGCTAGACATAGTTGCGATGATAACGTTGGGCCAAAATGGAAGGCTAGATATTGGTCTTGTAAGATGTGGGAGGGCGGTAAGAGTGTAACCGATTACACATCATCAACAATTCACAGGAAATTTATAGAATATATAAATAATCAAACATGATACCGTTAGAACTACTCTCTATGTTAGGCGGAAGTATTACTGGATTTATATTCAGATACTTAGCCGAAAAAAGAGATAACGATAAAGTCATGTTTGAACGGCTCGTCGCCTTAAATGAGCAAAAAGAGAAGGCTTTAGACAGTGCCGCTAAAAGAGTTCCTATTGATATAGGAAAAGGCGTTAGAAGGCTTATCGTAATAGTAGTCTTATTCTCTACACTAGCTGCCCCTTTTATACTTCCATTTTTTGGAATTTCAACGTTCGTAGAGGTTCAAACTCAAACTCCTGACATGGGTATTATACCATCAGTGAGTAAGACGTTTTTTGTTGAAGTTAGCGGATACCTATACGCAGCTGAATATAGACAGGTTTTATTGAGCATTGTGGGCTTTTACTTTGGGAGCGCCGCTGCGGCCAATAAGTCATGAAAAAAATAAGAATATGTTTAATGTTAATGTTATTTGGATGCTCAGGAACTCCTGAGATCATATATAAAAAACCAATTGAACAGCCTGGTGTGTATGCTTCATCTAACTTGGTCATAAAAGAAGCGGGCTGGGGTTGGTTATTTTGGTATGTTCCGATAGCTTTTATTGGGATGATGTGGTCGTATAGCGAGTTTATTAAAAAAGATAATAGTGACAGTTTAAAAAAAATGGATAGCTCAAATGAAAAAGTTGATACCGGAAGCTGAATTAAACTTGAGTTTTTTAGATATAGTCTTTTTCGCATCGGCAGAAAAAATATCAGCTGACGCAATTGAGAACTTGAAGGCTATTGCCGAAGCGCATAATTCAACTTTTGGACTTGAGTCTTCAAAAAAAATAACATATAAAATATTAATGAAAGTTTTTAGAAGAGGAGTAGCCGCTCATAAAACTAATTCATCCTCAAGAGCTGCATCTGAAGACGCTCCTGATGAGTGGGGATATCATCGAGTAGAGAGCTTTATTTACGCCATTGTTAATGGAAAATTTAGAAATAAACAGTTTGATATAGATTTACTTCAAAAACTGAAATAATTAAGAATTTTGCATAAAAGTGATCCAGGCATGAGTTGCTTCATGGTTATGGTATTGCAGTTTTTCTCTATTATCTTCAGCTATATTTCTTCTTTGATGATAAACTCTTCCATCGTCGAATGATTTATAGTAGGCGTAGCGAAGAGCCTTAATTGCTTCTTTATCACTATGAACGTCAACTCTACAACGATCATCAATAAATTCAATTTCCTTGGAAACTACGATAGGAATTCCTTGACTAACAAAGTCTGCCGCAGTTATATTAAATGTTTCACTTAGTGATAACTGCATGCCTATATCCATAGCCCCAACTAGTTTAAGAAAATCATTGTGATCGTACCAAGGGTGCTCTACAAGCTCTGCGGATATGTTTGAAAACACTTCTCTCAAGTTTTTTAAGGTGGGTCCAGCTAAGGCTTGCTCGTATTCAGATATGTTTATGTGAAATTTAAGATGCTTATTTATTTCATTTGCAAATTTAATCGCTAAAATAGCTTGTTTTACCGTATTTTTCAACGGTCTTAATGCTCCAAAACAACCTATGTTAATAGTGTCTTTAGCACTAAAATCAAATGTTAGATTTGATGGTTCCGTGTCTTCGATATATATATTTGGAGTATATGAGACATAGTTAAAAATCGGCTGAATGTCATTATAAAGTCTTTTGTTATTACAGCTTAAAGATATTTTTATACCTTTTTTACGTAACTCTATGTAGTCATTTAGCCATTCAAAAGCGAAACTTTCAGCAGCTAAGAATGGGATCATTGAATGTATTCTAACTATCCAATTTACATTTGGATGCAATTCGGCCAAAACTTCAAATTTAGAAGGGACCACCCATACAGCTTCTATAAAGCAGAACTTAGGCTTAAATCTAGCAACCTCGGCATCGATGAAATTGTTGTCTAAAACTGACACTACTTCAGAAGGAATGCCTTTTCTTGAGAGCGTCTCAGCGACAAATTTACAAGAGTTAAGTAGACCATATGCTTTAGCGGTCCCTCCGTACACTTGTCTTTCTTTTACAACAAATAAAATTTTATCGTTTTGATGATTAGGCATCTTACGAATAAATACACTTATAAATAAAGCGCACCCGAGAATGGGTGCGCTTTATTAAATCTCGTCATTCATTTATTTCTATTTTTTAGTCTTTTGACCAAAGCTTCAACAGGGCCACCAGTATCTACTCCTGTCTGTTGACAGTTAGCAGAGGCATCTCTAGAAATAGCACGAACGTCATCTTCTGAAAGAGTAATCCCAATCAAAGCGGCCAAGGCGATAATTTGAGCAATTATAGGAATAGTCGCAGGAGTTCCAATTCCACCAGATCCACTAATAATACCAGCTACTAACGCGATTAACGCTATTATTGCGGCAAGAACGGCTGCTTTCCATGCCACCTCTCCTATATCGTCCATAAGCCCTCGATCTTTTAGTTTCTCTTTTATTTTCTCTTCGTCAGGGGCGCATTCAGGATCAGAAGAAGATCCTGTCGGAGTAGGCATAGGTCCATTGGCACCATTTCTAATCCACTCTACGTATAATTTGATATAAGCTCTCGCTTGGGCTTCCGTGAGACCTGCGGCTAAGAGTCTTTCTAAAAGAAACCCAAGGAGTAACAGCTCTATCATATCATCCGTGAAGTTGCACTGACTCATTACAAGGGAAATAAGTAATTGTGCGGCTTTAAGAAAGTCAAGAACTAACTGTATATTTCCCCCCATATTAACAGTTGACTGTTTTTTTAAGTAATCGTTTAATTCTTTAAGATTTCTCATACACTCATCAGACTGTCCTGGGTTTGTTGGATCATTAGAAAAGTACCTCTTAAGCCAATCTAGTATCATCTTACTAGTCCATTTTTTGGCTCTCATTCCTTTTATTAACAGCACAATTAATAGAGGCCCACCAGAAAAAGTTATACCATATCGTAGTAACCATCCAGGGGTTATATCTGCATCTGCAGGAATTAAATCTTCTATCCCATGATCTGCCGGCAGGTCAACATTTGGGGGCGGATTTCCTTCAAACGGCTTAAAGGCCTTAGAAGTATTGGCTATATCGTTTAATAAAATAAAAAGGTCTTTATCTTTCATCTTGTATAGACATACACATTTCTATTCTTATATGGCTTCAATTATTCTAGAGTCAATTAAGTCCTCTTATTCTCTCAAGTCAAGATTCCAAATTGAACTTCATTTAATTTACGATTTATCATTTTTTCTATTTGATATATTTTTTCTAGGGCTGAAACCCCAAGAATGTCAAACTTTACCCCTCCCAGCATTTCTATATCAGCCCCTTCTACATCGATTATCATTTGGTCTAGCTTTTGAGAATAAGTCATCGGAAAATGGTTAGAAAGCATTTTATCGCTTATGATAATGCCTGCGGCATGAACGCTTTCATTTTTAGGGAGTTTTTCTATTCTAATAGCAAAGTCAAAAGCCTCTTTGTACTTTTCATAGTGTTTGGCTACATCCGAAATATTATCAATGTTCCAGCGGATAATTCCATATGACGGATCTTCTTCTTGGATCTCGCTAAGTTCATCAGAAATCTTAGACTCTTCTGCAAATAATTTTGTTATTTCGTTAGCTACGTCAAAGTAGTTGCTAATAGGCTTAAGTATTCTAAAGGCCTCTTTAATAGCGCCCTTTCCTTTAAATCTAGAATGGGTTATAATATGGGCAACGCAATCGTTTCCATACTTATTTCTAATGTGATCAATAACATCCGTTCTTATAGAAGGTGGTAGATCCATATCTATATCTGGCAATGAAACATTACTGGCTGTGTTTCTTCCTTCGTTATAGAATCTTTCAAACGAAAGCTCTCTTTCCTTAGAGTAGGTTAGAGTAGGGTCTGGAAGAATCGGATCAATAGACGACACTCCAATTAAGTAAGAGATAATCGATCCAGATGAAGATCCTCTGCTGTCTGCAGGATAACCAAAAGACTTAATGAAGTCCACTATGTCTTTAACAATCAAAAAATATCCTGATATTTTCGCTTGTTTAAATACAAAAAGCTCGTGTTTAATTCTTTCTAGATATACCGCTTTAATCTCTGAAGACTCCCCTATCCTTGGAAGTATTTTTTCTGAGAATCCCTTTCTACAGATATTCCTTAGATATTCATCTTGATCTGAAATTATATGATCTTTAATCTTGAAATCTGGAATCATGGGCCTCTCTTCAATTGAAAAATTCTCAATTAAATCGAGCAGTTTAAAAGTCCTTTCCCCGTCAGGAAGAGATTTTAAAATGTGAGAAAAGGTATATTCCTCATTAAAAATTCGTTTATCATCTATTGGATTTGACAGCCTGTCTTCATCATTGACAATTAACTTATGAATGATGTAGTCTGATTTTGAAAGATAATGAATATTATTTGACGGAAGAGCTTCCGGAAAATTATCCCTAATTGCCAACCCTAGTATCTTAAGACAGGGGAGTTTAGAATAGTCAAAGTATATAAATACATCATTGAAAATCTTACGATACTTTTTGATGACTAAGTCTATAGACGATTTAAAATCATGCCGTAGTAGCTTCTTACACTCTTCTTCGCTGTCTGAATTATATGCCATTTCGGGATTGACGAATGACTCAGTGAAAATCTCACTTCTCAAGTCTCCAATAAGGCAAATAAGACCAGCCGAATACTGATGAAGTTCATTTAAAAATGACTTTGGATATCCGTCAGATTCTACTCGGTTCTTACTTCTTGCTATGGAAACAATAGAAACAAGATTTTTATATCCTGTTTTGTTTTTGGCTATTAGAGTAATTCTACCTAAAAAACTGTCATTATTCCAGACGTCTAGTTCACATCCAATTATCGGCTTTATTCCTTTATTTTTGCAGGCTTTTGCAAAAGGTACTAGGGCCTTTATATTATTATGATCTGTAATAGAGCAGGCTTTTCCGCCATTTTCACTAATAAAATTTACATACTCGACAACATCGAGAGTGCTATCTAATAGAGACCATCCGGTATGTACATGCAGCGGTATATAGTTCATTTCATTCCTCAAATGTATTTCTACGATTGCTGGTCAATTTGGCTTTTTCTGTAGCCTTAGCTGCTCTTAAAGCGTTTATTTGCGACACGGTTTTATCTATACCGTTTCCAACAGCGTAAGAATGTATCGTATCACAGATACTACAGCCGGCATTAGTAAGGGTCTTACCAAAATGGCAAACACTCTTGCACTTCCATCTATCAGAAGCTTTGGTATCCTTGATTCTAGAAGGAAGCTGATTCCATTTGATGGCGTTGAACGAGTTTTTAATTATATCTATGGTTTCTTTTCTTTGACTATTATCGAAGCTCACAGTAAATGGACCTCCGTCATTTATAAAATGAATGGTCAGTATAATATTTTTGTACTGTGGAAAAATCATTGAGCATGCCAAATCATACATTCTCAACTGTATATCTTTTGATTGGAGATACTCATATTCTTTAACTTCACCGCTGTTCCAACATTTTCTAGACCCTGTTTTCCAATCAACTATTTCTATAGTATCTTTATCGACTTCTGTAATTAAGTCAATAGTCCCTCGTATCTCATAGTTTCCTTTGTCTATAGAGCCTTTAACCAAATCATAATACTCATATTTAAAACCATCCATCAATAGAGGTATTTTGAACTGTTTTTCTGTAAACAGTATTTTCATTTTTCTAGGGTCATATTGAGTTCCCAAGACTTTTTCTATTGTTTTAAGGCAAAATTTCTTGTCCGCAGGCTTCATTACCATGTCGGGATTTTCTTTTATGTATCTATTCCAACATATGTCCAATAATTTATTATGATCTACTATTAATCCAAAATCTCTATTGGTCTTGCTTCCTTTAGCCATAAGCTCAAGAACATGGTGAACTATTGTTCCGAGAAGAGCCTTTTTTCCACTTTTTGATGGAAGCTCTAGTATTTGCTCCATGAAGAATTGAAATTCACAGCCTCTATAGGTGTTAATGGATGAGGCTCTCAAAAATTTTATGTTCATTTTTCCTCGCGATACTTAAGTGAATTTGATTATTACTTATACGAATGTCAATCACTAAGTCAGCCGTTTTATTTATGTACAAATCCATCTCTCTTATCTTTTTTGGATTAAAGCCTCCCGTGGCTAGGAGTCTTATTTGTTTTGATTTCTTAAGTATTTCTTTGAATTTAATTTTTACCGGATCTGGCCAAGAATTATCATTATCTTCGTATGGAACCAAAACTTCTTGTAATGAATTCATTTTCGCGCATATTCCGCAAAAGTCCATCGATATTCCGTTCTTGTATTTTCCTATGCATTTAACTTGACCTTTTGGAAAATTAAGCAGGACCTTTTCTAGTTTTGAATAGATAGATTTACGTATATGATTGTCTTCATCATATATATCTATAGTAAAAGAATCACTACCAAGGCCGACTATCATAAATATTTCTTTATTATTTTTTCTATTTTCTCATTTTTTTGATCAAGTGAGATCATGGTATTATTAATAATATAGCTGTCTTTCAAAGTGTCAAAATTATAGTCATCTAAAGATATCTCACTCTGATGTTTATCTTCCAATACATCTCTTGTCAATCTAATAATTATCGGGTCATATTCCTTGGCAAAATCTATTTCATTTGGAAATCTTGCATCAGATATGATAGCAAAGTCTAGAGAGTCTTTTTTGATTTTATTTATTGTGGATCTTACCCAACAGTTTGGATCAAATTTTCTGAAGATTTCTGTACCCCAAATCTGCATCACTTCTCTTGCAGTCAATTGGTCGCTAGTTTTCTTAAGACTTGAGTTCAACATCAGCTTGGCCAAATCATTTGAGTTAAGAGGAAGGTCTGACCATTTAAAATCAACAGTAGTATTCTTATCCTTATTTTCACCCCAGCATTGGATGTGAGATAACCCAAACATATTATGGCATATTTGCTTTAATTCCTCGGCAAATGGATAGATTGAAGATGATCGACCGTTGATCTTTAAAATATTTCTAATGTGATTAGCAGCCGTATCTTTTCCACTTTGAGCTTTACCAGTTATTATTATGATTTTTGTTCTCATATCGACTTCTCAGTACAGAAAGCTGCGGTTTGATTATGTAATTATAGTCTTCTAGAGAAATAGCTCCTGGGTCTTTGTCTCTAGGCAACGTTAATTTTTCTATTTTAATATCCTTGTCATATAGAATTTTTGCCTTTTCGAATCCGTTTGAGCCTGGTTTATCGTCGTCAAAGCATACAGCTATGCAGGAGGCTATTGGCTTGAGTTTGTTTATTTGCTCTCTGGAGAGGGAACAGCCAAATGAAGCAACGCAATTTTTAACGCCAAGCTCCCACAGCCTCCAAAGATCGAAAGGTCCTTCAACGACTACCACAAATCCGATTCTATCTATATATTTTTTGGCTTCGTTAAGATTATAAAGCTCAACGCTTTTGTTGAGGCCTTTTGGATAGTGCCTCCATTTAGAAAATACGGAAGAATAAGCTCCGTCATCATTGCTCCATTCAGGATGATAGGAGCCTGTTCTATCACATTTATTATAAATGCTTCTTCCTGTAAATCCTATCAGTTTTCCATCTATATCCCTAATTGGGATCATTAGTCTACGGTGTTGAATCTTTGATTTTTCTGATGAAACACCGCACTGAAAATGTTTTAAAGTTGACTGATTAAAACCCCTGTCTAATATTGAGCTGAAATCAGGATAAAGCCTATCGATGAAACTCTCATCTATAGAATTGTTCTCTCTAGGCTTGGCCTCAACTATATCGTTGGCTATATATCCAGCTGATATTTCAGGGTCGTTTATAATTAGTTCCATCCATTGAACGGCCTCAGTGAATGAACAGTTTTTTAACGCTCTTACAAGTCCTATTATGTCGTTTCCAAATTTTTGATGACAACCATGAGTAAAGCATGACCAGCAGCACCTGGTTCTGTCGTATGAAAATCCAGCCGGATTATTGCCTCCGTGAACGGGACAAGACTGCTGAACCCCTCTAGGAGTTATGCTAGTAAAGCCAAGTTTTTCTAGTATTAACCCGTCATAAGAGCAGGCTAATTTTTTAAACTCAGAAGTCGAATTCTTCGTTATCATTTGGATTTAAGTTGTTATTAGTATCTAACACTTCAAAATTGAACTTTCCTTCAGTGAATTGAGATTTCTCCATATTTGATACTACATTGATATATTCCGATGAAGAGTCCATTCCTTTACCATATCTAGTTTCTACAACAACCATTTTTCGATCTCCATTAGCCCTATTATCGCCGGCTGCTATATCTTCGTCTGTCTTCTTCTTTAGATATGTTAAACTGGAACAAAGCCATAAAATTCTATCGCTTCCAGATACCACGCTACCGTCTTCTTTATTTATTCCATCTCTGTTCAGCTGTACTGTAGCTAAGATAGGTAGGTCGTTTTTAACTGAAAAGTTATGAAGCTTTGTGATTAAGTCACCTAGATATTGATACTCTTGAAAATCTCCCAAATCCCCTAAATCCATGGTCTTTAAGTAGTCTAATATGATAAGACAGTCTTTTATAGATCCGTCTTTATTTTTACCAACAACGGTGGCTAGCCACCTTCTGCATACTGAGAATATTTCCTGAGGTTTCATTCCAGCTACGCTTATGTGATAGAACGGCTTCGTTTTAAACTCGTCCATAGCCTCCTTCATACGAAGGACAGATCTTTCATTAGCAGCGAAGGCTCCAGTCTCTATCTCGTTTTGGGGGATTCCAGAACATAAGGAGGCCCATTTAATAGACTGTGTTTCTTTTTTCATTTCTGTATCTAAATACAGTACAGGTATTCCTGCAAATGAAATATTTTTGGCAACATTTAGACAGAAAGTACTCTTTCCAATCTTTGGTCTTGCTCCAACAACATTCACGGTTCCTCTTCTGAAGCCTCCACCTATGCACTGATCATATCTTGGAAAGCCCGTTGGGATTCCAACCATGGTCACGGGATTCTTTGCTATATAATCTATGTGGCCTACAGAAAATTCCGATATATTAGTATAGTCATTTTCTCTTTTTATCTCTGGTATGAAGTTAAAGATGGACTCTTCAACACTAGAGATTATATCAATTATCTCCTCGTCACCCTTAGTTTTTGAGACTATTAGATGCGCATCTTTTACCTTCTTCATCAGTTTTCTAATGACAAACCAATACTTAACTCTCTTACAGGCTAGCTGAGCATCATTAGATGTTACATCATTGTCAGAACAGGCCTTAAGGATCTTAATAAATTTATCTTTATCAAGAGCTTCCCAATAACCTGAATTCCTAGCTTGACTAGCAACGCTATCGGGAGATAATCTTTCTACATTCTCTTTCTCATACAGATTAGCTATCATTTTAAAAATGAAGCCGGTAGTTTCATCATAGAAATGCTCGTCAGATATATCAGAAAGAATACTATAAAAGCTCTGAGATCCAGAGCCTATAGCGTACTTAATGACAGAGTATTCTGATTCTAAATCAAATTTACTTTGACCTGCAGTTGTTGCATTTGGGTTTGGCATTTGGTCCTGATTCTAGCTGTCCAGCTGGATACTCTTTATGGTAGTCGAACTCTTTATTACATGAATCGCAATGAATCATTTTTGGCCTATACGGCTCTCTAGTAGTTTTCTTTCTTTTAGAAAGCTTTTTCATCATTTCGGCATACTCGGGAATCCCGTCTTCAGGAAGTTCAAACTCCTTGCTTGATATAAATATCGTATCGCCAGACGAGGCTAAAACTTCTTGTTTTTTGGGTTTTGGAGAAGATTTAGCTACAGCCTTTTTAGCCTCTGTTTTAGCAGGGGCCGCGCCCTCTACTATATATCCAGACAGAAGATCAACAACTCGTCTTATATCCTTCATTACCTCCACTGAATTATCTTTCTTTTCGATTATTGTCTTAGGGGCTTTTTCGCTAAAAACAAATTCGTAAAATTGCACTACTAAATTCATGTCGTTTGTGATGATCGCTTTTTGTAGTTGTTCTTTTCTATCTATCATGGAATGATCCTCTTTTTTCTATTGATAAAGACTTGTGTGAGTTTGCTAAGAATTCTATCTTTCTATCTATATCCTCAAGCATCCTGAGCTTCGTAGAGAATTGAAGCCTTGCTTGCTCCAATTCCTTAGCTACAGGATCGTTTCTTTTAATGATTAGGCTTTTTTCAGCCAAGCCATACCCGTTTGTATTGCTAACTTCTCTTCCTAATATACTGTCTATATTAGCTTGACACCACTCTTCTGCCGATCTTATCTTATTTATTTCTGTTTTAATAAAAAGGGCATATTGAGCTAAACGTATGCAATTGATAGAAAGCTCTTCGCTTGCCAATGCTTTTAATTGGGATCTATTAAGATTTATGATATTATCTATTTCTTCAGGGACTGTAAAATTAAGCTTTACTGACCCTTGCATGTCATGGATTTTATCTATTATCTTTGTTTTAATAGCGTGTTGATCTTCAGACATAGAAATATTTGTTTGCATCCTTTACTGTTCGTATCTCTAATAGCTTTATGCTATTTAATTCGCAAAAGAATCGCTTCATCTCATCTCTTTCTTTTTGTTCTTCAAACTCCGCATTAGATTTATGAAAGTACGGATTCATTTGATCGTGCTGTTCTCCCTGCACTTCTACAGCTAGCTTTCTATGCGGTATAAAAAAGTCTAAAGATAGTCTTGTGTCGGGAATAGTTATATCTTCTAGAACAGGATCTAGCGGATATCTCTTTTTAATTATTTGTCCAATTTGAAACTGTATCTTTGATCGGCAACTAGACTCTGTTTTCTGAGGCCAATTGCTTTCTCTTGTATTCCAAGTGATGATTTGATCTGGGTTGTTAACTGATTTTACTCTCATTTTTTAGGTATTGCCATTTCTCTAATTTGATCATAAATTGAGTTGTATAAATCCTTATTCTTCCGAATAAAATCGATAACGGCAGCCTGTCCCTGTATTTTGTCTTTATTGCCGGGCACTGCATACCAAGCTCCCGATTTATTAATAATTCCAAACTCACAGGCCAAGTTAAAGACGTCCATGACTTCATCTACGCCCTTTCCATAGATTATTGGAATGGCCACTTTGGCTCCAGGTGCGCCTAATGCGGAAGATACAATATAAAAATTTGCATTCTGACCAATCGTTTTATTATTAGAGTCTTCAATATCTTGCTTCCAACCACCCTCTAACCATACAGAAGCTCCATATTGAGGAGCGTTGCCTCCTACGCCATAACTCTTCTTACCAGGGCCTGGATTTGGATTGGCGATCATATGAGTTAGCGCAACAAATGTACTTTGTGTAACAGGCAATATCTGACTTACCCGTCTAAACATTTTATACATCAAGCTTGCCGTTCCCGCCATCTTTACCCCGTCACCAATATTAGATGACAATTCAGCTTCAGGACATAAGGCCGCAATTGAATCCAATATACAAATGCATTTAGGGAAATCCTTTAGAGTTTGATATAATAAGTTAAGGAAATCTTCAGCGCTTAATATCTTGTTCTCATTTGATCTGACTATAGATATATTCTCTTTATTTAAGTCTGGAAAGCAATCTAATAACTCCGTTCTTAACCGTCCTTCGACATCAAAGAAAAATGCTTTTTTTGTAGGATCTGCTCTATGACATTGTTGAACGTAATGCAGTGCTAGAGTTGTCTTTCCAACTTTTGGTTTTCCGCTCATCAACACGCTTGACCCTTCAGGAATTCCTCCTGATAAGGCAATGTCTAGTGAAAGAGTAGTCCTGAAAGTTCTGCCCTGCTCTTCTTTTAGAGAGGAAATAGGGATTAGGAAGTTTTCTAAAGTTAAGTCTGTTTTGCTCATATTATTGAAGAACCTTTACTCTGACGAAAGAACGTTTTTTCTTTAGGAATAACGACTTCTTTTCTGTCTTTGCGTCCTGCGATTAAGTCTAATTCTTTTTGGTATAGATTGTAGAGAACTGTTTTCTGTTTGTCTAAAGGAAGAAATCTAAATGTAATTATCCCTCTATCCTTAACGTATTCTAGCACTGTAGTGGCGCTAAATATTTTAAGAAGATTTTTAACATAAGATATCTCCAATGAGTATTCTTCAGAAAGCTGTTTAAGCTCAGGATAATCTTTGCATATGGATTTTCGCCAAAAAGGAACGAGGGGCCGTGTCATTTCAGCCCCCGCCTTAGCCTTCCATTTTATTTTGTTGTCTATTATGCTCTCTGTGATAAGAGCGTCAATTGGGATTTTTAATTTTGGAACGAAGATACTATCATAGTCTTTGGTATCATCATATGCTGACATTTTTCGAAATCTCTGCTTTCAAGCTGAATTGGATTTAAATCATGGTCGTACCATGATATTTGAACAAGACCAGTACTGCTATCATAATAGCCTATTCCATAGTCTTCTTTTGAAGAGTTGTCTCCAAGACAATAAGATACTCTGTTGGAGAAAAAGAATTTATTTGATCCTTCTCCAATGGTTATTGATTTTAATACTTCTCCACTGATTGATAGTAGTACAAGCCCAATCGCTATTGGAAAATGCTCATCTCCCAATTCGTTTTGTACTTTAGACCATTCAGCAATATCATTAGTTTCAGTGGCCTTATTATAAATGAGAGTCTCATTATTTAATTTAAGAAACCAAGATATTCTAATCGATGTATCTATTGTTAGATTCAAGGACCTTTTCCAATAAGACTGTCGGCTTTTTCGGATTGTCCCTTTGTTCTTACAAGAGACTCAATTTTGATATTTTCTTCTCCAGTTGGAGCTAGATACCCTTTTGTCTTTTGAATAGTTTTAATTGGATTAAAGTAATCATTAATAGCCTTGTCCAAATGGGAGGACAAAAGCTGAGAATCTTCATCGGTGCATTGCTCATTAACTATTGAAAAAATAGATCTCTTTAGCTTTAATAATTTATTTTTATTCATGTTATCTCTTTGAAAATAATTCGGATCTTGTTAGCATAAGACTGTGTTTTGTCTTTAAGAATTCAACGTAAGAATCGTAGCATTCTTTAGGAACTTCTCTAAACTCAAACTCCAACTCGGTTCTTAAAACGCTTTTTTGGTCTATCTTGTCGATAAGCGGATTAAAAAGTCTTCTTTGTCTTTTTGAGGATCTTACAAAGAATTTATTTGTCGAGGACATAATGATGGATTTAGCTGCGGCTGAATTCTCCTCTTTTATTTCTATTCCTCCTGTCCCTATAAAAACACTGGTTGATTTAAAGTCGTCTCTCATTTGACTAGTTTCGCTTATAAATTTCATTTGATTTTTTTTATTACCAATCTATTGATTAAGATATTATCTTTTTTATCTGTTGATATTTTGATTATAGCAGTTTTTTGACTTACTGTTTCAATAGGACTGCAATATAGACTACCAATAATCTCATGTTTTCCACTAACTTGACCGTTGGAGTCCTCCCATTGAGCCTCAACAGTATTTACCCGTTCCGATTCTCGTATTATAACCTCAAACATCTTAAGACCACTTAAGTCACAATATATTGTAGCTATATTAGCGTTAAATCCATCCTTCTCTATAGAGGAATATTTAATACTCATATCTTTTTTTCTCCGGTCATTATATAGTGAGTCTTCTGAGTCTGCGTCATTTTAGCTATATCCGCAGCGTGTCTTTTCTTCTTCTTTATTTCTTTTTTATTAGAATCCCAGTTCAATGCTGATTTAGGCAGAGATCCATCCTTGACCATTCTTTCAGTATTTTTATCAGCCAAATCTCCAACAGTCTTTGCTTGCTTAGAGTCCATAACCGCATTGATTCCAGAAAAGTCACGAATGTACTTTCCATTACAATTCTTTTGAGGACAAACGTCTGGCTTCAAATCGCTCATTTTCAAGAACAATTCTTCATTATGTCCACACTTTTCGCAATAAAATGGATATATTGGCATTATATAATTCTTATATATTTTTTATACTTAGGTATAGTTTTAAATTTTTCCGATGAATCGCTGATGTAAAAATCTCCCGCTCGTTTAAGGTTGCCTATTTTAACTTGCTCCTCACACAGCGTCACAGAAAATAACTCATCAGATAATATGACATCAGATTTAGAACTAGCAACTTCTTTATCTAGCGAAAAGTTTAATTCAAAATCTTTATTTTTATGAGATAATACTGCTAAGTAACAAGCTCTTTTTTGCATCTCTTGGTCTACGGTTTTTTCATATAGAGCTATATCTAACTCAAGACCCGAATAAAAAGCGGAGTAGAGTTTAAACAGTTCTATCTTATATTTAATAACATATTTTTCTGCGCTTAAACTCATAGAGTATTATACACTTATTTCAATCCTGTAGACCCGAAACCCCCTATAGACCGCAATGTGCTACCAACCTCTTCCACTAAATTGAATTCAGCTTTATCATATTTAGATATAACTCCTTGAGCGACCCTATCCCCTTCATTAATTCTATAACTATACTGACCGACATTGCAAATTATTACACCTATCTCTCCACGATAGTCCGAATCAATAGTTCCGGGAGCGTTAAGTACAAATATTTTATTTTTAAGAGCCAGTCCGCTTCTAGAACGAATTTGTAACTCGTATCCTTCGGGAATCTCCATTGCTATTCCCGTTTTAATAAGTCTAACATCTCCTGGCAGAAGCTCGTAATTGCCACATGCGAAGAAATCCATACCTGCAGAGCCTTCAGTAGCGTATAGTGGAAGCTGTTTAAGTAGATTGTTTTCTAAAAATTTGATGTTGATGTTCATAGTAATTACTTAGTTTGATAAATCGACAACTTCACAAGAATCACCAGAGCAAGCGTATGTCTGAGTTCCCTTAGTATTATCTTCAGATTCGTAATCTGAAAGTTTAGACCAATCAATTCCGCTAGGCATTTTGGCAAGCGCTGTTTCGTACTGCTCTTTCGTGCAATCCTGATATGGAGCCTGCTTGTATGAATGATCTGAGTGAGGAAGGAATGATATTCCAGATATCTCATCAAAATGACTGTATACCCATGCTCCTACTTCCATCCATTCATGCTCTTTAACAGTTATAGTAACTGAAGGCTTATGTTCGCACCAATATCTTTGATAAGCAACCCAAAGCTTTAATTGATCTAAAGCCGTCATGTCATTTCTAGTAATGCATTTTTCTGGCGATTTTGTAGGGAACGCAAAGACCATAGTGTTCTCGGGTTTAGAAACACAAGGCTCGTATGGAAATCCTGCATCGACCATCATTTTACACAGAGGGTCTTTTTTGTCGGCTCTAACTGTTCTTATATAGAAGTTATTGTGCCTAGCGTGGATTCCAGAAGCAGCATCGACAAGTTGGGATACTGTTCCAGATGGTTTTACGCAGGTAATAGCTGCGGCTTGCTTTATTCCAATCTCCTTTGAGAAGAACTTATTGGTCGATATGGCTATGTTTTTTAGATCATCCAATGTTTTTGGTATGGTTTCTAAATCTCTCATCATGACATTGTCGGTTATTCCTGTAAGTGAGACTCCCAACAAGGCCTCTTCTTCGCAGTTTTTCTTCCAAGAGGTTGAAAGATATGGAAAATACGTTAGCGAAGCCTGAAATGTTCCAAGAATCGTTGCCAATCTTACTTTGTTTGCTAGTGTCTCAACTGTATCATTTGCTCTCACTATGACTTCTGACAGGTTGCAAAACTCCTTGTCTCTGAGAATAATCTCACTACATGGATTAGTGCCAAATTCAAAATTAGGATCTCTTCTGTCGCCTAATTTAGCAACGGTTTTTTTGCAAGCCTCTCTATTGAAAATGCCTCGCTCTCCGCTTTTACTTTTATATAAGGAGATCCACTCCTCCATAAACGTTCCTATTTCAGGCTTTTCTTTATAGGCGACTGAATTGTTAGCAAGCGCGCGTTGTGGATTTTCGTGCCACCATGCTCCGCTTTTTGCGTCTCGCATTCTTTCGTCAGTGAGATTACTAAGAGAGATAAGAGCGGATCTTCTGACACCTCCAACAACGACAACTTCCGCAATCTTACAAACGATGTCATGACATTCGATGGAAGTGAGTTTTCTTCCAGCAGCCTTTTTAAAAGCATCAATTGTAAATCGGAAGAGGTCATCAAGAGGAGCAGGTCCCGAGGCTCTTCCACCAAAAGTTTTAAGTCGCGCTCCAGCAAGACGAACCTTACTGAGATCCCACTTCGGTATTTGCCCACCAATAAGTAGGGCGACAAGTTCCTTGAACGATTTAGCCCAACCAGCTTTACTATCTTGTACAATGATAGTCGTATCAGAGATGTAGAACGTTTCAGCAATTGTTGGAAGCTTTTCAACATACTGTCTTTCTACACTAAATCCAACTCCGGTTCCACACATCAGTATGTATAAGATCTCATCAAATGAGCGCACATTATTTACAGCGACGTATGAGCAGTTATATCCAGCGGTGTTGTCTCTTTTAAGAGCTTCACCAGCTGTCATTAAAGCCCGCATGCTTGGCATTATATCTAAATTGAGAATAGCGTTACGCAATTCATTTTCAAGTTTAGAATCTAAATTATAACTATGATTAGACTTGAGATGATCTTTAAAAAAGTTAAAGTATCTATCGACAGTCTCTTCCCATGTTTCTCTTCGCTTTTCATCTGAGAGCCATCTAGAATATCTACTTAGATGTATGAACTGCTGATACGGAGTTGGTAGCGTTTTATTCTTATACATTTAGAACCTATTATAGCAACTGAGCCGATTGGGTTCGAGACATGGCCTTTTTATATTCACTAAGGATATTATTAGCGAATATTTGCTGGGAGTTCTTAAGATACAGCCCATAGTTATTTTTTCCTATAAGATCTCTTTCAGACGGATGAGTTCTTATTAAGCGGCCCGTTTTTTCTATTAGGTCATCAATATCGTCTGCCAACCATTCATCGGAGTCAAACAACTCAGGAATGGCTGCGTTCTTATACGATAAGACAGGCTTTCTGGCCGCAAAAGCTTCAAGAATGGAAAAACAGAAAACCTCTCCTGAAGTTGGATAATGCCATATATCACAATTACTTATAATTTTGCGTTTTAAACTTTCGTTTATATTAGCCACAATTCCAACATTGGTTAATTTATTGCTTTCTTTAATACGCATTATTTGGTCATACGTCTCCACGCTTTGTATCTCCCCTGCTATTATCCATTTGCTACTCATGGAGTTAAAAGCGCATTGCATTGTATGATCTACTAATTTTGATGAGCAGAACGCTGAAACCCTCGCTAATACGGGGTTTTTACTTTGAGGTTTTTCCGAAAAGTCAAGTTCTATGCTGGGCCTAACACATATAGAATTCTCTGGATTTTTACAAAATTTAATTTGGTGTTTTGATTGAAAAAAGACCTTATCAAAGAAATTTGGATCAAATATTATCTCCTGTTCGCATAATACAGTTACAAACTTTTTTGCTTTCTGCGGAAGTTTTGGGAGGTATTTTGGGTTTTGGAAACCCGGTAAAAATATATGGATAATATCAGGATCTTCTTTTTCTAGCATTTCGATTAAATCGTCACCGTACTCAAATTCCAATGTGCCATCACAAATTTTAGAAGTCTTTAAAAGATTTGCCTTGCCCAATTTTTGGAATTTATCTCTGTATGGACCATCCCAAAACCCGTAGAAACTCATTTGATTATTTGAACAAAGTTCGGCAGCTAAAGCATAAGCAGTTTGCGTTGAACCGCCCGAATTGTAGAAGTTATTAATAAAGGCTATTTTCATGGTGGGTGTATATTGTGGCCTATTTCAAGGATCTATTTAAGGATTTTGATAAGAATCGATCTCAATTTGATGTCAAAGGACTATTGAACGGCAAAAAGAGATCTTTAATTAAAATCGCACGGGAGGGTTTTACTTAATACTCCCATTGAGGTGTATTTATATTTATGGCATTTAATAACAGCAATCGCTCCTTTGCTTCTCAAAGATTCATAAATAGTATCAATGCTATTGTTATTCAACCGGATTGGGGTGATTGGGATGGTTGGGAGTGGGGCCTAGCCAACTTAACGACCGGAATTGTATTATTAGGCGCTGCATGGCGGCTGTGGCAGAGACAGGAAGATCCCTGCCTCAAAGCTTTGAACAAGATTTTGGCGAAGAAGGGAGATGCTGATAAAGCCCTTGACAAATTGGTCAAAGCTTTGAATTTTGTGGCGGGGCAAATGCGACTAATTAAATGTACTTCATGGACGGGACTTGGTGAGTATATGGATAAATTGAGGGGACCACTGGATGAGTTTGGCAATTACTCCAATCCGGAACTGGGAGCGTCCCTCGTAAACAGAGTAGGAAACGTAATACAACAAGCTTTGGACGCAGGTTGTACAATGAAGGAAATCCTTGATAGACTTAAAAGCATGACAAAGGATAGAGTTCCCGCCGGGCATTGGAAGGAGCTTGACAAGTTACAAAATTTGACTGAAGCTGCTGCTGTGGCTGGTTTGGCCGCTTGGATGGTCAAGGCCTGGTTTGACTTTCAAAAAACCTGCTCTGGAGCATGCTCCAGAGCAGCTGCGGTCTCAAATTATTTGAAAAATATATTTCCAGATATTGCGATAGATATTCTATCGGTTATTGCCGGTCTTATTGTATTAGTCGCAGCGCTATATATACTTGTTAGAGCCGGCGCTGTAATAGGCACCGTAGGAGGCGCAGCCGCACTTTTAGTTGTGGCCACAGGACAACTTTCTGCAGCGGTTGAGGCGGCCAAGATGGTTCCTGATGGAATGAGCACTGATGAATTTATTCAAAGTTTGCTTGATCAAACTGCCAATATAGGTTGCGAAAGTCGAGCCGTAGATACTAGTGACGATGGCACTCCTCCTGCAGGCGCGCCAATTTTCACCGATGAAGAGGAAGATGACACTCCTCCTGGAGGAGGAATGCCTCCTCCGAAAGCCCCTCCTGCCACCAACTCTAACGCTTCAAGACAAATTTTTAATAGAAAGTTGAGTTAATATTTATGGCATTTAATAACAGTAATCGTTCCTTGGCTTCTCAAAGATTCATAAATAGTATTAACGCTATTGTTATTCAAGAGGACACTAGTTGGTGGGCTAGTCCTTGGGTCCAGCTAATTGCGGGGTACGGCGGTGCGGCAGTTGTTTTATTTTATGTGCTATGGAGGAAAGCAAATAAACGTTGCGCTGATCTGTTTGAGAGCTTATTGAAAGAGAAGCGCATGCTGATACATGATTATGAAAGCGGTCGTAACATCCCTATGCGTCCGGGAGACCTTGCTGGGGCTTTAAAACATATAATCAACATAAGTTGCGAAAAAATTCCCGGGATGCGTCAATATTTTAAAGATATTTTATGGAAACATGAAAAGATACGAATAGACGAGGCTTTGAATTCGTTATTGAAGATATTATCAGAGATGAATAGACAGGGCTGTGATCCTGAGAAAATACTTGAACTTCTAAAGATTAACGTGGGTGAGGATTTATTGACTGAAGACGAATGGGCTACACTAGGACAGAAGCTGAGCTTAGAGGGAGTTGGCGCTGCAATGGCAGCGCTAGCTCTAATAATAGATGGATTATACAATGGAGCCAAGACATGCGCAGAATTCTGTAGTTCCGCCGCTGTATATACCTTGTACTTAAGAAATAAATTTTCAAACGTGCCTTGGCAAACTATTGATCAGATTTCTACTTATTTAGTATTGATAGTCGCACTAATAGCTGCCATAGCAATTAATACGGCTAGTGGGGGTACTATAGGAGCAGCGCTACTGGTAGATTTAGCGGCTGCTCGCGCTGCTCTAGCAGGGGTTATTACCGCCGCAGGCATATTGCCTGCAGGAATTGACGCTGACCGCTATATTGATACTTTGCTAGGTGAAGTTAAAGATTTACAATGCGGAACTCCGACCGGTGATGCTACTGACGAAGGAAATTCTACTGACGAGGACACTACTCCTCCGGACGGAAATCCTCCCGGAGGAGGAACCCCTCCCGGAGGAGGAACCCCTCCCGGAGGCGGAACTCTTCCTGCAGGAGGAATGCCTCCTGCCAACTATAAGCCTAATTCAACCACCCCTACCACCAACTCTAACGCTTCAAGACGAAGATAATAAAAGTAAAAATGTTATGAAAAATTCATTAAAAAACGAATTAAGTAAATTGATAAAGGTGATCTCTTATGATACGTCACCAGATCCTCCATGCTCTAAATTCTGCAAGGACTACAAGGAATGTCAAAATCAAAAAACCGTTTGTTTATATAGAAAAGGACATCACATTTTTCACTGGGGTGACATTACTCTAAGACATAACGTGTGTAAATGCCCATCTGTGTTCTTCGAGAAAAATTTTTGATAAGAATATTAAGTAAGAGTATCATGTATTAATCACGTTAATGAATTTAAGACCTTCGATAGAAACATTTAGCCGATCTTGGGAAAGACCATACACTGGTCCGTAACCAAGATCGGTTATGTTTTCATCTTTAAATAAATCTACAGCAAAGCACCATCCCGCTATTGTATACTCTCCTTTGAATCCAATCGCAAGTATATAGATGTTAGTCTCAGAGGTGTTCTTTGTTATTGAGGCGATCAGCTTACCAGTTTTATATTTTGTCGTCTTTACGTCAAAGGAGAGCTTCTTTAGTAATCCATCTTCCCCGCCTTTTCTAACGTGAATAGAAAGGTCTGGATATATATTTAAATATTTACAAACAGCAAACTCTCCACAGATTCCTTCAAGGTCTGTTGATTCCACGCTCTGAGGCCCTATTTTTCTATCGGTTATAGAACCCGCTCTATTGTTAGTATATCTATGGCTTGCCAGCCACGAGCAAATCTTGATCTCTGATTCTGAAAGTGATATAGGTTTCATATATATTTATAAAATAAATTTAAAGCCACAAAAAGTATAGAAAACCCCATTCTTCAATAAATTTGAAGTGGATTAATTAATCATTAAAGTTTTATTGAAAATTACAATTAATAACGCATAGATTTGAATAGTTTTACTATCATTTCAGTCTTACATAGCTCGCTTTGTTTTTATGTAAACCATACCTTATTAAGGTGAATCCGTTACTATAAAGGTAATCTTCTGTGATTGAGTGGTCGTAAGCGGGCAGATCGTCAAAAACAAAGACAGATCCCGGTGAAGAACGTTCTACAAAAAACTTGGCTTCTTCTAAAACTTTAAGATTAGAGTGAGGTCCATCAAAGAAGACTAAGGCGTATTTATCCTCTAATTTTTTATTATCTAGATAAAACGGAACTCCGTCGCTGAATCTTTTCATGAACTCTGAATCCTCTAAAGTCATGAATATTATATTTACATTTAAATGCTTAACCATTTCACATATATCAGATGTCGCTTGATAACGCATTGTATTTGTATAATCCAATTTTATGTTCTTACTAACTTCTCCTGCGTCGTAATCTATATTTCCATATGGATCTATTAATACAATGTTTCTGCCAAAATCGCTGTTTGAAAACAAGCCTTTGACTATGTGTTGAACGCTTCCTCCTCTCCGTGTTCCTATTTCACATATAGCGCCATCTACATTTTTTATCATTTTTGACGCTTCAAAAAGAACGTCATAATCAAGACTGTCTGTTTCTAATGGTGTGTTCATTTGGCGACTACCTCGTCTTTATGAATGCATAGAAGACCCCTATCGCATCTTTCTGAATTATTAGAATTTTTGTAAAAAAGTCTATAGTTTAGCTTTGACATGTGGCATAAAGCAAGAATGTTTTTCAAATTAGGAAAGCTCGCGTTTGTTACATCGTGATACATTAAGTAGCCTCCTGGGTTAAGTAGATTTTGGTATACATATGAAAACCATTTATCCGTGTTATTATGGTCCGCATCGCTAAATATGAAATCATAACGATTTTCAGTCGAGAATACATATTCTAACTCACTCATATTAATTAAGTTTACTAGTTTTGAATATTTTTGTATAGCATCGATAGGAGCTTGAAAATTAAAATCAGACCAATTATCTACTACGTCTATCTTTGGATTATTTTGATTAATTGATGCTGCCTTTATTATTAAGTCAGTAGTGTAACCTGATCCAATACCAAGCTCTAGTATGGTTTTCGGTTTTGAAGCAGTAACAAGTCCTAGCACATAAAGACCATGAGCTACATCTATTTTTACAACTTCGTTTTCTCCAAAACTTTTACCCATAAAATCAGTGACTTTAGTTAGCATTTAATACTTCTCCTAAGACTTTATTTATGTGACTCTTAGATAGAGCGCTAAGATTTGGATCTCTTATATCATATCCAAAGCTTAAAACTCCAACGTTTTCGTTAACTATCAAATCGCATCCACATAAAGCGGCCTCTACTACAGTTCTTGCAGAAGGCTCTTGCCATCTTGGAAGATGTATGAATCTTTTAGTTCTATTGTATACTTCAGCCAACTCTTTAGGAGTTTTTTCTCCAAGATAGGTTACTGAGTTAGGAAGAGCAGACACTACGTCAGTTCTTCTACCAACCACGTGAAGTCCCTTATTACCAAAAATTTCCAACACATTGTCTAAGCCCTTAAACCAATTTAAAGCTCCAACAAACAAAAACGGAATATCTCTTTCTTTATTCTGATTGTTAAAAACCTCAATATCAATTGGCTGAAAGAAATCATAAACTCTATCTATCGTACACCCAAGGAATTTTTGAAATTCATAGCGATGTAATGGGCTTAAAAAGATATTCAATGAAGATCCTTTAGTCAGGTGAGCCATATATTCAGATAGCTGCGTTTGTTCATAAGAGCCACCATCAACTCTACCTCCTAGGCCGTAGGGCGTTGGAGTGCATCCAGTATAAGCGCACTCAAGAACAATGTATTTTTTTGCCTTCAAGAAGCTGCCGTAATGCTCTTTTTCAAACCACCCATTACTGCCTTCAGGGTCGTTGAATATATCAACATATATACAAAGATCAGCAGTGGTTGGATCAACCCATTTATCAACTGGTGTTATTATATCGACAGTAAATCCATTGGACTCAATAGCCTCAATAAGAGAGTCTGTAGCAGCAAAACCGCCCGACAGATGACTGCCGGGCTGTTTTGGATTAATGATTGTGTAGATTATTGCTTTTTTCACATGCTATTATAGCATGCTTTTCTCATAGATTTTCATTATTCAAAGTAGTTCCCGTTTCTAGCAGGAGCGACCATTCTTCTTAGAACTACTGTAACTGTAAGTCCAGCTATACTAGTTAAAGATCCTCCGAATGCGATAGCCAATGACTGACCACGAGCTAGTTTTCTATCAGCTTGAACTGTTGTAAGACTTCCAACAACATTCGTGTCAGCAGATCCTGCTATTGACATAGTAGATGCTAAAACGCTAGTTCCTGCGCTGATAGCCTCTCCATTGTCGCAAATTTTTACATCCACTGTTCCGGCAGAAGAAGCAGTGACAAACTTAGCCTTGATAGAATCAATGGCGTAACTAAAGTTGGCTATCATGAGATGAGTATTGACGGCGTCTGCAATCGCCGGAAAGAAGAATGTATATACTTCATTATCATTCTCATATAGAGATGAGCGCGCAGAAAAAGTTTCACTCGTCCCAGCAGTTGGAGTTATTAGTTCGGGTATTCTTGGGGCAAAAGCCCCGTTAGCCAAGTTCTGCACAGGAAGATTCCTTCTTGACTCAATAGGATTACCTTGAGCGACTTGAAGACCGCTACCTTTTTGGAATGAAAACGACGATGTTATTGTTCCTTGTATTGACATATTATTTTTCTCCTTAGCTAGCTAAAGAATCTCCTACGGTTTGTGTTGTTGGACCGAAGCTTCCTGTCATCTTCACATAGTAAGTAAGACCATCGTTTCCGGCCTTAGTGAGATTTCCTGGAGCGTTATCTGCGTCAAAAGTAGTAGCGGTAACGCCGAACTTTGGGCTACCACTAGTTGCTTTATCAACTATTATGTTAGATCCAGTTACTTTAACAACTCTTCCGTATATATCCAAAACCTTAGTAGTTGCAGCTCCAGTTAAATTATAATCTTTAACGGTGGTAATTGAGCTATGATATACATTTCCTCCGACCTTTGAAAATTGAACTAGTCCTCCAAGAGCAATGTTTATTCTAGAAAGACTGCTGCTTGTGGTGGTTAAAGATCTAGGATTAATAGTGTCCAATTGACCTTGGGTCACATTGGCGAACGTAATTAAGCTTTTATCGTTAGATGATGTTACTCTTCTAAGCACTGCGGGTTTATTGTTTATTGTTCCTGAAGTAGCCATGTTATTATCTCTCTGAGTAATACACAATTGTTAAAAGGCTCTAAATTACGGACCCCAAAAATTGTTTCGGCACACCGCAATACAAAAAGCCTCCCCCCAAAAGTTCAATAATACCCTCCTTTTTAGCAGGCAGCGCTCCAAAATAAGAATACTTACATGAGCCATTAGAGCTAAGATGCTTTCCTATCGCCAATATATCACTTAATTTGTCGGGTTTTTTGCAGTAAGTGCTTATAGATAAACTGTGTCTTTCATAAGGTTCTAGAATTGAGCATATTTTATCAATAGACTCTAGTGACTTTAACCAGCTTAGCTCAAGCGTAAAATTGATATTTTTATTGCAAGAGTTATTGAGGTCTTTTATATAAGCCCTTATATCAGATGTCCTAGATTTAGATACATCGAACTTATTTAGCGTTATATAAAAATCATTGATGTAATAAGAATCACCTAAAGCCCCTGCTGTTGCTAAAACTACAGAGTTTGAAAGTCCTTGATATGGGAAATTTATAGCCACGTTGACATTTTTATGAAAAGCCACGTCTTCTATCAATTCATCATATGAGTTTAAGTCTATTAAAGACCCTTTGAAACTCTGCTCAGAAGCCAAGGCCAAACTAGCCCTTATCTCCTTGTCTGTGGAGACAGATGAAAAACTGGTGCATATTATTCTGTCTCTAATATCAATGCTCAATTAAAACCTTCCAAGCCTTTGGGAAAAGAGGCTCTATTAAAAGGCTGATGGCTTTTGCATATTGCTGTATTTCCCATTGTGCATGTTTATCACTTCTTTGATTGTAGAACCTAGCGTATGCTGACAAACTGCCAGTCCACCACCATTCGGTATAAGCACTTTGAGGAAGAACAGCTCTTGCTTGTTCAGGAGCAACTCCTTCTTCTATTAGAAACTTATAATGATTTATGGCATCTTCGCAGATGTTTTGAAACATATCAGTTATACCTGTAGTGTAGGGCAATGCATCTCCGCTTCCTTGCTTAGCTCCATTAGTAGGAGCCGATCTCCACAGTGGAACATAATATTCGACATCTTCTTTTATGTATCGTCTTGATATTTCATTTTCAACAAAGCCAACCTTGTGTTTAAAGAATTGGGTTCTAACAAATATTGGAGCCTTTATGTGAAGAGATATTTGAGGATGAGCAAACGGGGTCCAATGATCATGCTTCGCTAGATATCCAATCAGTTTTTCGTCTTTGTCAGAAATGCTTTTTTGGGCAAACTCGGAATCAGAACATTCCCATGAGCTTTCCTTATTGAAGGAAACCCTTGCCGCATTGACAACCGTTAGATCGCTACCCATGTGGTCTATATACCGAACGAACCCGGAATCCAAGACATCAATTCTTGTCTTTTCTAAATCCATTTATAAAATCCCTATACTTCTTGTTTGTTAAATTTTTCACAACAGCATCATCAAACTGATCAGCAATTACAACAGAGCATTTATATGCGGTTCTTATTACTACAATTTCTATTCCTTCAATAGATTCTATCATGTTAGCTAAAGGAATAGATATTGGATAGTTAGTGTACAACCAATACTCATTGTTTTTTCGGTAATAGCACTGCTTAGCAAACACCGGAAACAGCTCGCCATTTATTTCTATTGTCTTTGCTGAGCCTTCGTAGTCTGCTGAACTCATTATTTCAGCAGGATTTTCTATGCTAAAACACTGGCTATTCTCGCCAGTTGGTTCGTGGCATATTGGGCATATCCTCTTCTCCCATCTAATCTCAGGCTCTTTTGACCAGTCAACGTTTTTCATTTTTGACCTCTAGGAGCCATGTAAATAACGGGAACCGCAGGAGCTTCCGGGTCTAGAGCTAATGAGTTCTGAATTATTTCCCTAAAGCTTTTAATGACTGCAGACATCGCTTGTACAGTTTTATTATAATAGTCATCTCCATATTTGCTACGGATTTGTTCTGATATAAGGTTCGTAGCGGTAGAATCGAACTGACATGCCATTGTTGCTTTTATGATCAATTCTAAAGCTGGAGGTTCTTCGGGAAGCTCTATCTTCGCGATAATCTCGTCGCTAGAAATTGAAAAGCACATGTTTATCATATAGATTGCTCCATAGATTTTTGTTTTCCTTGAATCTTAAAATGAGCTAAAGGCGCACCGTCTTCAGAGTCTCGAACCCAATGGACAGAAGGGATGGCTCTATAGGTCTGCCCCTCAATAATAGAGAATTCTGAGCTTGCAATATGAATAACATCGCTAGCTGGAGATACTAAACTTACATAGTAAAAATTGCCCGAGTCATTTATTTTTGATAGAATCTTTATGAACATTAGAATACCTTGTTTACTTTGTCTGCTGAAAACTTATATGGCTTACTTAGCCTCTCTGACCAATACGATGGAAGAGGAATATTAACTTTAATTGGACGTTCAATCTGAGATGGGCAATATAAAATACCTTCGTCAACTCCAAGTCTAAACGAAGACGGCATAATGTTGTAGTATTTTTGCTTGATGATTTTCTGAGTAATACTACCCTGTTTAACCAAGTTAAAGTCTAAGTGTTTAATTAGCCACGTATCAACATAGGATTCCATGCCTCTATTTATCCAACGAGTGTCACTTGTTGAAAAAACCAAAGTTATATCTCGTTGACGAGCAAGTGAGCACATCATCATAAGAGCTTCATTTCCCCTCTTCTCTCCTTTTGGAAAAACAAGCTGAGGCTCATCTATCCATATGGCGCTATCGGATAGATTCTCAAAATCTATGCTAGGGATATTAGTAATGCCGGTTCCAGAAAGAGCTTCTGGAAATGGGTGGTCAATGATGTATTTTGACTTGCCCTTAATCGAATCCATTATATTAAAACAAGAAGCAGTTTTTCCGCTGCCCGTATGTCCTACAACAGCTACAACTTTACAGTCAGTCCAATTAAACATTTTATTACCCAACCGCTTTTACAGTCCACATGATTCCGCCGTTACGTCCCTTTTTGAAAGATATCTGACTTCCATATTTGGAAATGATGGCTTCTTTCAATTGAGTTGGATAAACATTGTGTTCTTCTGAAAGCTTAACTAATTTTGCAGTACCATCTACTATCATTTTCTCAAAAGCCACCCAGTCAAAATTGATTTTTGCGATATCATTCTTCTTACTATTGGTCTTCATTTTAGCATCCTTTTTCTGTATATTTTCAATGTGTTCTACATCACTAAGACAATCAATACATAATGGATAAACGTATGCACCATTATATACGGGAGATCGATTTATTTTGTTGAGGCATTTTGTACAAAGACAAGATTTTATTTCACCATCTTCTCCGTAGAGAACAAGGCATTTTGTAACGCCTTTGATTATAAGCGAACTATAGTTCGTTATTGTGTCAAGGTTTTTTATGTTTTCGTTTTTACGATTCTCAAGAGCTAGTATTGCTTCTTCGTAAGTCTTATACTTATAGATCGAAGGATACATTCCAAATTGGCTCATTTTTTATTCTTTTATCTGAGAGTTTTATTTCTGTGTTTGACTTTATTGAATCCCAAGGAATTAAAAGCCAGGAGTTAATCTCTACACTTATGGCAACTATATCGAAGTCACCTTGGTTGTATTTCTCTTTGTTCTTAGTTCCGTTCTTGTTCTTACGTAAATCGCATCTGTGTTGCTTTGTCTTTTTATCGTAGAACACGGTCTTCACTTGTATCTTTTTAAATACCCCATCGCCAAAGTCAACTATATAGTCGTAATGCATGAAGTCAGCTATAGGCTTGCAACAGTGCCATTGCTTCTTCATACAAAGAAGCTCAAATAGTATTTCTGCAGCTTTTCCCTTACTTTGGCTTTGATGCATTTGAAGATCTATGCTTTTTATCTTCCTTCAAGATGTTATAAGCAAGAGAGTGAAGGGAGGTGTAGTGCTTGCTTTTAAGAGCCAAGTCCCCCTCCATATATCCTTGCCACATAAGTTCGGTCACTAAATACGGGTCTTCGTTTCCATGCATCCAAATCCATGAAAACGCGCACACTAATGCAGAACTTATGTCTAGGTCCTGCTCACTAATAGGAAGACCTATAGCCTGCGTCTCCATCACAGTATATAATCTAGAGAACAACGACATGATATCCGATTTATGGTTTAAAAAGTCCTTGGAATATAGAGGCTTAGTAAGCTTAGCCTGAATAATGTTGTAGTTGTCTACCATCGGAATAAAGAAGAACGATGACATGATTGACGTGTTCATAGAAGTCTTATATCCTTACCGGCAAGTTTAGATTCAGCTTGACCTTTTTCTGTCAGGGTTATTTCGCAACTGCCATCTTCGAAATGGCTCACATTAATCATTCCTCCAACCTTGAGTTCATGAATGTGATTTTCCACCAATATCTCTGCAGCCAAATTTAGATCATCACTTGTTAAGAGCACTTTTGGATTTTTGCTCATGTATAGATCTATATGACTTACTATAGGAGCAACTCCGACCGCTCGGAAAAAAACGACAGTGTAAAACGCAGCAAGTCGAAGCGCTTTATTGTCGTCAGTGGTATCTCCAAATTCAAGCTGAGTATATATGGAACTAAAAGCAGACATTATCTGCTTGTAATTTGCGTTTAAAACGCTTCTAGCTTTTATTTTTGATTCCATTTACTTCTAATACACTTCATTTTAGCGTCCCTAATTATAGAATATATCTTTTGAGGGTTTAAGTTTAGGTTTTCAGCTATGTCCTCAATATGGACAGACTCTACAAATCTCATTGTCATTATTTTACGCTCTTCTTCAGTAAGAACTCCAAGAAGTCTATCACAAAACTCCTTGCCCTCAAAGGTGTCAGTCTTTTCCAAGGAGTTACATCTATTTTCTTTTGATATCTTCTTTCTAATCCTTGTTATTCTTCCAGAAGATTGGAGCATCGCCTTGATAACTCCTCTACCTCTATTATAGGCATAGGTGGTAAAATCAGCTAAGCTTGGATTGTAATTAAATCTATTATTCCATAGATCTATATAAATTTCATTCAAAGCATCTTCTCGATAGTCCCTTGGAAGCTTACCAATAATAGGACCGTTTTTTGTAAATCGTTTTTTGATATGCTCAAAGATAAACTTTTTAGCTTCGTCTTCGGGCAAGATTTTGAAATTTGGTTTTGCCATAACGCTCTCGGGAGGACTCGAACCTCCGACATACGGATTAGAAATCCGTTACTCTATCCAACTGAGCTACGAGAGCAAATTTTAAATAGAGACTATAAAGCACTCGGAAATGTTTGACTTCCAATGCCTTTTAATTGCTGAGACATCATTTTTTGAACAACAGTAAACTACATTAATATTACCGTATCCACAATTGATGGCCTGATGAGGCACCGGCTCGCAGCTTGCCGCATATGTTATTTTTTCAAGAGTTTCAAAAGAGGTTGTTTTAATTTCTACGTTAACGTACATTTTTATTCCTATACTTAATCGAAGCATTGTTTTTGCTTATCTTCGATTGTTCCATTATATTATACGGATAGACTAAGACCAAAGATCAACATTCTTGGAAAAATGGATCATAATCGCTATATTTTTTTATTGGCTCTATTGAGTTTGGCTAGGTTTTTGAGTGCCTGTTTTCCATATGTGAAATAGATCCTTGGCAATTCAAGCAATAAATTTGTAGCGATTAAGTTTAGAGTAATGAGAGTAAATAACAAGTTAGGTCCCGCCATTTTGATTGATTTTTTCATGCACCTGTTCAATAAATATCAACTCCAATTATTCACTAGCAGTGCTAGATCCTGTGAGTTGACGATTCCATCTCCGTTAATGTCATGGGGATTGTATTTAAAGCTAGCAGCTCCCCAGTCTGCTAGAAGCTCACCCATATCCTGAGCATTTACCAATCCATCATTGTTGAAATCACCTTGCTCTGCAAGTCCAACGGTGGCGTTGGTCAGCGATCCTGTGACAACATTGCCCCCAACGCAGCAGCCGTATACCACACACGATGCCGGGTATTGTGGATTAAGGGGTAGATTTTCATACAGAACAACCTCTGATATACCCAACCCAACCACCTTGAATATGAATCTACACATCTGTGCGGGTTCGGTGGTTACAATCCATTCGTAACCCAATACTCCATAGCAGTAAAACATTCCGTTACCGTCTTGGGGTGGCACTACTTCATTACATAAAGTATAATCGTTTGTAGGAAAGGTGGAATATCCTGCCATCACCCCGACGTGAGAGCCAACCAATGACACTCCCAACAGCTGGAGCTTGGTGTTGTCCCACCCAAAGGGGACATCAGCCACCACAAAACGCTGTGGGTTGCTTTCTGCCGATACCATGAGTTGTACCTCAATGATATCATCTATTGTCACAGCTTGTTGTGGGGCAACCAGCGTAAGATTCAATTTAGCTGTGGGGTCGTTTTGAGCCGTAGCCATACTAGTCAGACACACTGAGAACACAAATAACGATTTAATGTAATTATGTAGTTTCATATAGTCCACTTTTAAGGTCAAAATAGATATCTTTTCTATTATATATTACACATAATGACATATTCGCCAAGATCTACCTAAGTGCTTATGAGGCTTTTTGTTGATATAATGTCGATCAAGTTATCTCAAGCACCGAAACCACTACTTCTAGCCTATTTCATTCTTCTGTTTCTCCGAGATATTTACACCATTAGAAAGACATCAAAAAAGTATCAAGAACTGTATTTGAATCACTGGTGTTGGTTACAGTCATAGTGGAACTACCGCCTCTGTCGATTCCTGCGCCCATTCCAAATGAAAGATATTCATTATTATTAACAGTTATATTTACTGGAAAGGCTGCTACATTTGTAAACCCATAAATTGAAGGGGTGCTTGTAGTATAACTTGGTACTGTTGTATCTATCTTAAACCATAACCTAGTACCTGGCGAACCAGATGCAGTCACTTGAACTGTTATGGAGGAGGAAATAGAAGTTATTTGTTGAGTCGTAAATCTAGTACCGTTAATCACTATATTAGTCCAATCCACAGCGGCAGGAGTTAGATCAGGTCCTGAAGTCCTAGGCACTCTACTTGCATGGAAAGAAGGAATTCTCATGCACTTAGACTTCCTGCAACATTGTAGACATTAGATGTGTAACTCACGATGCTTGCTGATCCATGCTGCCCACTTATTTTTAAGTAGCCCTGATAGGAGTTTAGAGTAGTACCCGATGCCGTAACAGTAGTTTGACCTGCACCAAGTTGAATAACGGTGCAGTTGAATCCTACGGCTAATGACGCAGGAACTGTAAGCGTGTTTGCTGATGCCACATTCATTGTTATGATTTTACCGTTGTCTCCTGCAACTAAAGTATAACTAGCGGTCTTTGCTTGTATTCCGCTTGAAGACAGTATGTATGCATCAGATGTTACGGATGTGGCTGCTGCCGCTCCTAGAGTCGGTGTGACAAGTGTGGGCGAAGTTGCAAATACTAATGCTCCAGAACCAGTTTCATCACTAATTAGTGTAGCAAGTTGTGCTGATGATGTGGCTGCAAATTGAGACAGATCAGTTGTAAGAGCCACCGTACCTGTGAGATTAGGAAGCGTAATGGTTCTGTTGGCGGTAGGATCTGTTACCGTGAGCGTGGTATCGAAAGCATTGTCTGTAGCACCTTCGAAAATTAGTTTAACGGCTGATGTTGTAAATTCATCAGTCATCTTCGTGCCTAATACAAGATCACCACCTGCCACTGTGACAGTACCAACGCCGTCGTTTGCGTTGGTGATAATTAATGAAGTATTAGTACCACCAGCACTGGCAGCAGTAGTCGTTGGAACTAAATTCAAATTACCATACGGACCAAGCTGAAGAGCGTTAGTTGTTCCGCCGTTCGTCGTTATTTGCGCTGTCGTAACACCTAGCTTAGTTTCGGCATTCCTAAGCGCAGTCGTGCCACCGCTCGTGCCTCCCATCGTGAGCGT